GTTTTTAATCCCTACTTCCTAACACCGCCATGGCGGGGGAGCGAGTCACGAAGCGCTCATGTGCGTTTTGCACGCATGAAGACCGTGATTCACTTGAAGAGCAAATGCTTCAAGGCTTCATTTCTGCCCGTCAACTGGACAAAGATATGGGGTGGAGAAGCAATACCGCAGACCGTCATTTCCGCAACCACATGGGCGACTACCACATGGCCGCAAACACCGACTGTGCGCTGTGTGTCACTCCCATGCGAAGCGAGTATGAGCGTGCTTACTTTGAGGATGGAAGCGTAAGTGAACACATTGCTCAAGAGATGGGTATTTCCGAGGACAATGTGTACCACCATATGCGACATCACTTCCAACCACTCGTGCAGAAGTCTGCCGCCATTGAAGTCGCTCTCACGGCTGGAAGTGAAATTACACTTCTTCGTTCAAATGCTGAGAAATTAAATCATAAACTCAGTGAGTTGTTGGATGAAGGTACAGTTCATGAAGACGGATTCGTGCGAGATGCTGTGGCTCTACATAAAGAAGTGCGTGAGACTGTCAAAGACCTCCTGCGATTTCAAGACCAATGGGGTGCCAAGAGCGACGGCCAGCAGGTCAATCAAACATTCAACATTTTGCAAGTGGAGTTGGGTAAGGAAAGCCCCGACACATGGATGCGAATTAAGAAGCAGTTGCAAGAAAACATGGGGGTTGAATAATGCCAATGATGGGTCGTGGCTCCGATACTCGCATGTACTCGCCTCGTAGCGAGTCGGACAAAATGTACTCCTCGGCCAACGAGGATGAAACCAAGTACAGCCCGTCCGACCCGGAGTACAACGAGCAAAAGCGTGAGGAAAAGAAGCGCAAGGCTGAGGAGAAGAAAGCCAAGCGTGCAAAAATTAAGCACATCAAAATCCGTGCCACGCAAGGATTAAGCGGAGAAGAGTCTCCATCCCCGTTGGATGATGGCAACAAGCGTGATGCTGAGCGTGAAATTGGTTTGGCTGGTGGCCCTGCTGGAAGTCGGGGTACACTTCTTGACCTTGCTACTGGGGCAAAGAGTGGAACAGGCTCAGCCATGAGTCCCGGCCTCCCAATCGCCATGAGCGAGCCGATGGAAGATGCTTGGAGTAGTTTGTTAAAGCAGGATGAAGAGCCGTTTTCATTCAATTTAAACGAGGTATTCAAATCACCCAATCACGAGTGGTATGACCAAATTATGGGTATGGAAACGCCAATGATACAGAACTTGGTCAACAGCGGAATGATGGATGCAATGGGTTACAAAAACCACCATCATGGAGATGCAGAAACGCTAAGCGGTATGCACGAAGAAAACCTTCATCCACAGGCATCAATGGACATGGTAATGGAGCATCGTAATTCTTTGTTGGTTTTGGATGCAATGATGCAAGGTAAGGGGGATACTGTACCACAACAATTCCTTGACCAACATCAAAATGCGGATATGACGAGGATGCTCAGTGATGCACCTTCACATGCTCAAGTAGCCGCAAATATAGCAGGTTTGTACACTAATTTGAATTATCTCGGACAACTCATTGGCCCCCAAATGGGTGAACCCGATGATGATTTTAGAACAAAGAATGCCAGCGAGCCGATGGAGGATGCTTGGAGTAGCCTGCTTAAGCGTGAAACTCCACGCTCAATTGCAGGGCGACGACGGCGTGAGGCACGCCAACAGTTTCGTCCATCTACTGGACAATTCAAGACACCACCGGGTGGTATGAGCGGTGGGGCTGGTGCAACGATGCGCCGCTTCAAAGCACAGATGCGTGGTATCAAAAGCGGCAAAAAGACGGGGCTGATGAAGCCACACCTATCGGTTGAGATGAGCCACCGTGGTATTCAAACCAAGCAACCGCTATCCAAAGACCCGCAGAAGTACACGCAGTACAAAGGACAATCCGAGGCCCGTAAAATCTTGGGCAATGTTCGCACACCGTTCTCACCGCACGCAAGGTATGGTGCCCGCTCCAACTACGCTGGCCCTACGGGTGCTGGACGACTCGGTGGATTGATGGCTGGACAAAGTGGACAAATGGCTCGTCCGGCACTTCGTCGTATGCGTCGTCCTCGTATGCCTCGTATGCCTCGTATGCGTGCTCCTATGCCTCCTTCTCCTCCTATGATGCCACAGGCACAATCCAGCGTGCCTGCTATGCCTTCTCCTTCTTCCAGCATTATGATGAGTGAAGAGCGATACCGAAGTGAAATACTTAAGGCTCGCAACAGTCTTCATCGTATTGAGTTGCTTAATCTCATGCGACGGCTTATTCAAGCCAAAGAGCGTGAAGCGAAAATAAAGAAAAACTTGACAGCGACAGATGCCGCAGATTTACCCGGTCATCCTGCTGGTGTCAAACCGACTGATGACGAAGACCCACAAGGCCCAACTGAGAACCTTGAGACAGATGCTAAGACCTTCGGGCTTGACCCTGTTGGTATCATCAACAGCCGAAGGGGGCACATGTGATGATGATTCGTGTGGGTCGTCCTCTCAAGAAGGCATGGAGCCTTGTGGGGCACGGGCCAGCGGGAGCGCAAATTTTTCGCAACCCACCACCACAGGCTTTCCGCCCCGAAGGAGAGGATGACCTTCCTGCACATGCTCACGATGGTGTGGGCAACCTTCTTCCCGGCCAGTGGGCTATCGGAGAACACGGTCAAAAAACATATCAAACAGATTACGGTGATTTTCATCATCCTATTGACGCTGTAGCACACCGACTTGGTGATTTCCTTCGTGCAAGAGGATTCAACATTCCAGTCTCCGAAGTCATCAATAACGCTATCAACGAGTTCAATGACACACATTCTCACGGTGATGCACACGCTTTAGCGGGTTTTGACTCTCCCGAATGGCGTAAAATTAGGGCTTCGGATATGCCCGGAGGGGATGCAACAAGAGAAAAAAATACCATGCCTGCACGAACAAAGGGTGGTACAAAAATCACGATGCTCACCAATAAGAATCACATGTCCACCCCTGTTGGTAAATTCGTTGAGGGTGGCTACATTCCATTTCACCGTAACATAACTCACCAATTAGAGGATATGGGTATTCCAACACAAGAAATACGACAAGGACTTAAGTTTCTTGACTATCCTTGGATGCAACCTCACTTTCTTACACCTAAAAACTTCCTCGTTTCAAATCAAAAGCAACACGGTGCTGACATTGATGAGAGCATGATGGGGCGTGGCCCCGAAGGATTTTTTGGTGAAACAGAAGGTGTACATACATGGGAAGTTTTGCACCACCTTCCCGACGCTTTCTTTTACCCTGCTCTTAACGAAAAAATGCAAAAAACAGGAAAAAAGCATTCTTGGGAACACAAAGATGGGTTATATCAAGCGGCATCAAAAATGATTCAAAGTGCTTTACAACAAGGTATAGAACACATTCCCAATGTAGATGTCACGGTCAATACTGGTTCGTTTGGTGCCCCTAACATGATAAGCCGACCACTTCACGAAATCCTTCAAACTCCCGAATTGCGAAATAAACTGATAGAAGACATGGCTCATGTACCTGCTATGATGTTTCTGTTTGGTCGTAGTGGGCAAGGTAATTTCAAAAAGTTGTACGACCACATGATGGAAAAGTATGGTGCATCCGAAGACATGCTCTCAGCAGGTGAGCAGGCCAAGTACCTCTCAGCGGGTGCAAAAGGCGGCAAGGGAATGCACGAATCCGCTAAGCGTATGTTCGCTCTTGCCCGTGCATCGGGTGAGGGTAGTGAAGAAGGTCGTAGCCGATTTGGTGAACACGGTATCTCGGCTGATGAACTTCAAGCCATGGGTATGTATCACAGTGAGGGTCTTATGGGTCAAGTTGACCGTTTCCGAAATGTTTTGGAAGCATTGGCTGACCATCAAGCCAGCGCACAAGGCCACGAGGTTAAGCGAGGTATTGGTGACATCCCTACCACCGCTCGTCCCGGTATGTCCATTGGCGGCTACCCCGAACTCAATACCGAGACAGGAGAATACTCCATGCCTCCTCTTGACCCTCACATGGATGCGTACTTTCACGAAATCCATGATTTTGCACCAACGGAGGCGTTTGACCCCTCCCTTACACAGTCGCCCGAACCGCAGGTCATTTCTTCACCTGTTCAGCCCGTTTCTCCTGTAACGGGTACTACTTCTCCGGTTCCTACTCCGGTTCGGGCGGCACCTTCTTCTTTCCCGCATACTGCGAGACAGCAATATCAACAATTGCGACCGCAAATTGGGCAACTTGACCCCATGCAGTTCCGACAACTGCTTGAACAATCGGGCCGTCGCAGACCCATGCCGATGAGCGATGCACCGCTTTCTCCTATGGAAGCGGCGGCACAGCGACTCATGGCTGACCCACAGCAATCTCTTCTCAGCGAGTATTACAAGTCCATGGACAAAGCCATGGATGATGTCATGCAAATTGTAAAAGGTGGACGACGATGAAAAAACCGATTTTAGTGAGAAAGCAAGCCGGTGGCGGCGGCATTATGTACACTCGTGAGGTAGGCGGGCGAGGTCAAGGTGGCTTGATGCAAGACTTGGCCGCTGTTCGTGGTGGAGCAATGGGCCTTAATCCACAAGGTGGTCAATCATTTATTCCCGGCGCACAACTTCCCGGTGCCGCACCTACAAGGATGCAAAGATTGGGTGCAGGTGCTAACCTCGCAGGTCGTGGACTCGCCGCCGCTTTGACGGGTCTTCAAACAGCATACGGCCTACAAGGAGGCAATGTTGGTGCGCTTGGTAGTGTTGGAGACACTTATGCACAGAATGTGCAAGGTTTGACGGCGAACAGACCTACTGAAGCACAGCAGACCCAAGACATGGCTACGGAGGCATTCAACCAACAACAACAAACGATGGCTCAAAACGCTATGATGCAACAGGCCACGCCACCGAGACAAGGCAACCTTACTGTTGGTGTAGCACCCCCCACCTATGGTTCCTCTTCTGCGACACCGGCAACACAACCACCAGCAAACTTACCAACACCTCCTGTCCCTGCACAAACACCACCAGCAAACTTACCAACGCCGCCAGCAGACCATATGCAACAAACGCCACCAATACAGCCAGTGGCATCGGAGCAACCAGTAAGTCCCGAAATAATTCAAGCAACACATGGTTCAGTACAACCCATGTATAATCAAGAAGAGCCTACTTCAACGGCTAATCCATTACAACCAGCCAGTCTTACTCACTATCAAGGGACAATTAACCCGGCAACTGGACAACCATACCCTGTTCTCCGCTCTTTTGTAGAACAAGTGCTTAACGAGTTTGGCGACATGCTCCACAAGGCTGACCCACATGTGGCTGGTTTACTCGCCTTCCGAGTGTACATGGACAAAGTGATGCGGTGATACCATGAGCGACATGGAGGGGTTTATTCACGACATGGACAGAAAGATGTCTGCAAAGTCGTTTGAATACTTCTTCAAGGAGATTTTGGGCTTTGATTATTCGGGCCATCACAAGTCGTGGGACAAAGGACTGGCTGACAACCGATACTACTGCGTGAAAGCATCTCGTGACCACGGCAAGTCCGTGTTCTTCATGTCCTACGCCCTGTGGATTGCCGCTTTCCAGCCGGGTAAGCACATCATGATTTTCTCGCACTCGTTGGAACAGACGCTTGAACACATGCGTTTCATCCGTCAAAACATTGAGAACACGCCCTCCATTCGCTACCTCATCCCCGAAGGCCGACCATGGCGCAAGACCTACTTTGAGTTCAGCAATGGTAGCCGTATCATGGCCAAGTCGGTCGGCGGTGGTACTCGTGGTTTCCACCCGGATGTTGTGTTGTGCGACGATATTCTGTGGGGTACGACGGGTACCGAACTACAGCGTGCCGCAGACTGGTTCTACGGTGTCCTGCTCCCTGTTCTCCACCACACGGGTCGCCTTATGATGGTGGGTACGCCGTTTTCGTACAACGACTTGTACTCTCAGTTGGAACAAACTGAAACATTCCAAGTGGAAACATACCCCGCTATCAACAAAGAAGGCGAAGCCCTGTGGCCGGAGCGATGGGATTTAGACTCACTTAACGAGCGGCGACTCACCATGCCAGCCATTCAGTTTTCTCGTGAGTACCTGTGTGAGCCTATCCACGATGTTGCCAGTATGTTTCCTAACGACATCTTGGAAAAGGCACGCAACAAAGACCTCGTGTTGCTTGACCGTGCTGATACCGAGTACGATGCTGAAGGAGAACCAATGGGAGTTTTCGGTCAACATTTCATTGGGTGGGACACAGCCATTGCATCGGATAAAAACGCTGACTTCACCGCTATGACCGTCATGCGTATGCTTCCGGGTGAGGATGTCAAACAAATCGTTGGCATCGTTCACGAGCGTGGTATGTCGGGACTGGCGCAGAAAAATCAAATCATGATGCTTAACAACCGTTTCCAACCCGACCTCATTGAGTTGGAAGGCAACAACTTCCAGCGTATGTTCCAAGCCGAACTCCTTGAAATGCGCCAAGACATTCCAATCAAGACTTTCATGACAACACGCACACGCAAGGAAAGCCTGTTCATGTCCCTTTTGATGGCTTTTGAGCAAGGCCGCATTCAAACTCCATACGGTGACAAACGAAGCCGTGAGTTTACTCACAAATTGGAAACTGAACTCAACCGTTTCGGTATGCAGAAAAATGGTAAATTGGAAAGCGTGGGTACTCACGATGACTTGGCTATGTCACTTGCACTGGCAAACTGGGCTACCAAGGAGTTCAAAGGCTCGGTTGTCCTGCTTGACGATGTGTTACCCGGCTTTGATGAGTGGATTCGTGGTAAACCACACCGCTCAAAAGAACACAATCCTGCTGATGGGTGGATGATTCCATGATGTTTCCTTTTGATGACTGGGGGTTTTGAATGACTTGTGAATGTGGACATTGCTTTGGAATGGGGATTGCTTGGGACGCTCTTGAAAAGAAACTGTGTCCCGAAGGTAAAGCCGCCGCTAAGCGGAAGTTCAAGGTGTACCCGTCTGCTTATGCTAACGGTTGGGCTGTTCAATACTGCCGAGGTAAATTCCGCAAGAAAAAGGGAGGTAAGAAGAAGTGAAACCCTTTGAAGAAAGTTGGGATATTTTGAAGTTTTATTCGGAAAATCCTGACCCTTGGATTCGTGTAAAGCCCGAACAACCTTGTCCCAATTGCGGGAGAGGGTTGTACCGTAAGAGAAGTGGCGGTGATATGATGTGTGCAGGATGCTACACCATGGTGCCCGAACAATCTCCGGTTGAACCTGTAAATCCATTTGAGGCGGTGAAAAACGATGGACTTTGATTATGTTATGGCTTTTCTCAAAGCAAAGCGTGATGCTCCCAACTACCGTGAGGCAACGGAAAAGGAGATGAAGGCAAAGAAAAACTGTGGCACATGTAAGGCATGGGACAGTTCTGCTACAAACGACCCTAAGACTGGTTTTTGTAAGTGGTACGATTTCAACTGTATGGCTGACCATATTTGTGATGCGTGGGTGAGGAAAGAGTGAATGATGTTCTCATCGTGAAAAACTTGAACCGTTGGTTCAAGGAGAAATGGGTGGATGTGTCCCGTAAGAACAAAGACGGAAAACACCCTCCATGTGGCCGTTCTAAAGCGAAGAAGGGAAGCAAAGGCTACCCAAAGTGCCGTCCCTCCGTCAAAGTATCAAGTAAAACTCCTAAGACCAGTGGCTCTATGAGTGAAGGTCAAAAACAAGCCGCTACCAAACGCAAGCGTGCAAAAAAGCAAGGCGTTGGCGGCAAACCAACGGTGGTGAAAGCAATGAAAGACAAAAAGAAAGACATGAAAGGCAAGAAGGGTATGGTAATGGTGATTGCGGTCACAGCCAAACCGAAAAAAGTCGGTGTCAAAAAGAAGAAGGATTAAATGAATGGTCAATCCAGTGGTCAATATGTGGGGGAGTCTGTTTATCGGTGACGAGTACGATGTACCGTTGCGTGTCGCAGATGATTTTTCCAATACTGTTTTGAAAAGTATTGCTCAACATCCCCATTTTCAGCCACAAAGTGTACCCCTTAAGACTTTAAATACAGTCATCAAAGAAGACAACGCAGTATCACGGTTTGCAAAAAACGGAGATGGCTGGTTTGAAAGTAAATACGGTACCGATGCCAACACTATTATTCGCATGTGTCGCAAAATGCGCCGACACGACAAATCGTTTCGGGATGAATATGACGGCATCATCAAAGACATACGCCGTGTAAAAGCCATGGAGGTTGATTTGACCATCAAATCTCTTTCATGGGCTGATGGTATGGAGGATGTCATACGCAATATCGGACTTGATGACCGCTCACTCAAAGCATTGCGTAAATTTGGTGAATCCCGTGGTATCAGTTTACAAAAATCATGTCAACAATACCTCAAAGCAATTACAGTGCTTCAACACCTTAACGACAAGTTGGATTGGAACACTGACGACCAGCAAAACTGGGTTGATGCAAACGACATGAAGAAAGAAGCCCAAAAGATGTGGAAGAACACACTGCATCAAATTGATGGGTTAAAAAAGACAGATGTAGCCGCATTGCATTTCGCATCCGACCTTTTACAAAAGGAAGGTGCTCTCGGAAGTCGTGAAATTGTGCGTAGAGGCTATGGAACCCTTAACAAATCCATGACAGCCGGTAAAATGAGTTCTTTACTCAAAATGTATGGTGAAGAGGTTGATGTGTACAAAGGTAGCGCACGACAAACTTTTGTCAAACAAGGCACTGATGGTTTCATCATCAAAGACATGTGGGCATACACCGCTGGTTTTGTTGATGCCGATGGAAGCATTTTCATCTCCGAGCGTGGCGACCCTCGTGTGACGATTGTAGCCAGTGGCGACAATGGTTTCAGCCATTGTGAAGAATTGCAAAAAATGATTGGTTGTGGTCGCCTTGTGTCCGACCAAAAGTTGGCAAAAAATACCATTAAGCCCGTTCATCGCCTTATTTTCTCATCAAAGAATGACATTCGTGAAATACTCAAAGGGGTGCTTCCACACCTTAAACTCAAATCACTACAAGCCAAAGCGGTGTTGAATTACATTGAAGAGAAGGACACCATGCGAAAGACTGAGTTGTATCAATTGGTTACCTACAACAATTGGAAAGAACATAAAAACAAAGCCGCTTCTCTTCTTGATAAGTGGGGCTTAAATGCTGACACGATAGGTACATACGCTGAGGGATTGTGATGGCTGAAGAACAAGGTAGAATTTCACGATTTCTTTCAGCGTTGGGTACGCCTTTCCGTCGCAAAGAATCTCCCACTCCAACCATGCCGCTGTGGACAAGTGGTATTCAAGAGCCTGTGATGGCGCAGGGTATCACCATCCCTGCGTTGTATGCTGTAAGCAACGAGTCGCTGATTCTTCGTACAGTGCTTGCCAAGTTGCGCCAAGAGATGTTTCGTCGTGGCTACTACTGGGAGAAGAAATTTGCACGCAAATGTACGGTGTGTGATGAGGAGTATCAAAGTGAAGTGGAAACATGTGCTGAGTGCGGCGGGGCTGTAAGAAAACCCGATATAGATGAATTGACTTACGCCAAGTGGCTCCTTAAACAAGAGAACAGCATGGAGCAATCGTTCATTACTGTACTCAATGAAATAGAGGCTGACCTCAACATCGTAGATGATGCTTTCTTGATTTTAGTCAAGGAGTATTTTATTGACCCTAAGAGCAAAGAAGTGGCTTTTTACCGTGTTAAAGAAATCATGCGTGGCGACCCTATTTTCATGCGTATCGTTGCTGATAAGCGAGGTGTGCGTGGTGGACGCTACAAAACATGTTTAATTCATCGTGACCAAATCAAAACACACGCTGAGGATGATACATGTGAAGTGTGCGGTGCTGACCTCCACGATGTGCATTATGTAAACATGGCAGGTAGCGGAAAAACCCAATACTTCGTTGAAGGCGAAATTCTTCATGTGAGTAAGTACAAAGCGTCTAAACTGTATGGTCGCTCTCCTGTCAACACCATGTGGCGACAAGCCATGACACTCACGGCTATGGACAATTACATTTACACAGCATATCAAAAGCGACGGATGCCAAAGGGTATCGTATCAGTCACCACAGATAACTTGGAGTCCATGAAGTCATTTTGGAAGGCTGTGGACGAAAAAATGGAGCGTGACCCTCACTATGTGCCCAAGGTTGGCATTGAATCATCTACAGGTCGTGGTGGCGTTAATTGGGTTAAGTTCATGGACACACTGGAAGAAATGCAATACATTGCAGTGCGTGATGAAATTCGTAATCGCATTGCCGCTTTCTACGGTGTTTCGTCGGTTTTCATGATGGATGCTGGTAAAAAAGGCGGTCTTAACAATGAAGGTATGCAGATTCTCGTGACAAACCGAGCCGTTGAGTTTGGACAAAAAGTGTACACAGAAGTTCTGTTCCCTCGTCTTCTCAAACAAATGGACATCAATGATTGGAAACTTACGCTCTATCCCAACGAAGAAGAAGATGAGATTACACGCCTACGCCGTGATTCGGAAGAACTCAATGTCGCACAACGCATGGCGCAACTTGGCTTTATGCCCGAACTCATTGAAGACACAGCCAACCGAGACATCCGTTTCACTTACAAGCGTCCCGAACCTCAACCACCACAACAAGGTGCTCCGCCGGGTGGTGCTCCACCAATGGGAGGAGGTATGCCTCCCGGTATGCCTCCCGGTATGCCTCCCGGTATGCCTCCGGGTATGCCTCCGGGTATGCCTATGATGCAAGGAAGAGGCCCACAAATGCCTCCACAACTCGCTCAACAGGTGATGCCACCTCCACAACCCGGAGGTCAAGGCGTGGGATTACGAAACCGTGGGCCAGCGACTCCTCAACGACGAGGAAGTATGGGTAGCGGTGCACCATTTACGAATGTACAACAAAGAGGGCCAGCACCATCTATGCAACAAAACTTGAGTAATGCACTTTTGGATGCTCGTCGCCCCCGTGGACAGTAATGCTCTTAAAGACGAAAGGCATGAGGCGAACATAGCAGGGATTAACATGGACTTATTGAAAATGCACCCGATGGCCCGAAAAATGGAACAAGCACAGAAATCATTTATTTCTGCTCTTGAAAGTGGAGATGGTCAAATGGCCAAGCAACACCTTAGTGAAGTACAAAAACTCAGCGATTTTTTGGCTGATGATTTGCACCAAGAGATTGCTAAATCCGATGTGGTGACCCCACAAGGCCCACGGGATATTTTTGCTGGCGGTGTCCCTGTGTTGAAAATGCAACCACAAGAAGCATCTAAGCCCGCCATTGAAGGACAGCGACTCGGCTTTATGTCTTCCTCCCGCCACAGCCCACAGTACAAACGAAGCGCAGGTTCCTACGGTCGTCGTCTTTGAGGTGATTAAATGAGTGAATCATCCGATGCTGAACAATTGATTGGTGTTCTCATCAATAAGATGGAGTCTATGGATTCCAATCTTTCAATTCTTAAGGCTGAAAATGATGCTCTCAAAAGACTCATCAACAACCCACAACAACTTCTTCGTAAAATGGGACTTGTCAATGTCTCTACTCCTTTCACAAATGACTTACAAGTTGACCCTTTCCGGGGAGATATGGCTCTTGAAGGTGGTGCTCTTCTCAAGAGTTCACCCGAAATAGGCACAATGAGTAATGAGGACATTCATGCCATGTCGTGGGAAGACATTCACGAATTGGCTTTAGGTGCAAAGGAGGGTGTACAATGAAACCACGACCAGTAGAAAACGGATATTTGACAAAGGCCATTGAACTTGAACAACGAATTGACGAATTGCTAAAAGGTGAAGATTGTCCAAAGTGTAAAGGTGGTAAACTCAACAAAATGGGCCAATGTATGAAAATGGGTTGCGGTGGCAAAATGGCTAAGGCTGACATGGCTACCAAAGATAAATACTGTATGAAGAACTTCGGTAAGAAGTATTCGGAATGCTCGGAAAAGCAAAAGGCACAATGCAACAAGTCTCATGGTAAAATGGCCAAAGCCGAACCGGGCTTCAAGGCTGAGAAAATCACCGATGTCAATCCTTCTTTCCACGCTGAATCGGGTGGACAAACCAAAAGTGGTTACTTTACCACTAACGGACGCACCATTGAGACTGAGGATGCTCCCAAGAAAAAGAAGCCCAAAGAAGCCATTGACACTCAACGCCTCGGCTCTCGTATGAATCCTCATGAGGGACGAGGGGCTGAGCGAGAAGACACGGCGGGTGGGCGTTGATGCCTAACCCAAAAGCGGCAATGCGTGAAAGCGGTGCACCAGTTATTTGTGGTCTGTGTGGAGGCGTTGAACGCACAGGATGTCAATTGCCGCAACATGGCGGAATGGATTTGCACGCTTGTCCACAATTTGTACCGCTCCAATAGGGCGGTGATAGCGTGAACGACCATTTCTTTGTGTGTAGCAACCAACTGCTTAAATCACTGGATGATGGTCTTGACCTTGTTTATTCGGCGGCTGAATACATTCTTGCCTACGAAGCACTTGACACGACTCCAAGCGAACCGTTGTTCAAATCTCTCAAAGCCACGGCTGAGATGATTTACAAGAATAAAGAACAAGCAGAAAAAGATGCAGTAAAAGTCGGTGAAACCGATTACAAATATCCCGAAGGTATGGGCTACTTGTTCGCTCTTCAACACTCACATGGCGAGCCGACCAACCATGTATGGAAAGACGGGCTTCAATCACCTGTAAACAAAAAGCACGGCCATGCAATGTGGCCGTACTACCAACCAAAGGACGGCACACATCCATACCAGCGGCACCACTTCCCGTTTCACGAAGTCAACCACCCGCTTCTTCGTACCAACGCAGTGTCGGGGATGCCTGCCTATGTAGAGATGCTACGAAGTTGGGCACTGGGTGGGCATGGTGAAGCCGAGAAGGAAATGGAAAAGCAATTCTTTGATACTCTCGGTAAAGACCATCCTCTTGTCGGTGGGTTTCAGCAAAAAGGAGGAAAGAAGGTAAACATTCTTGGTGATACCCGTCCAAACGGCACACTTCTTCATCACCAGCATGACCTCTACGAGCGAGATTATTTCCGTTGGTTAAAGCGGAACAAGAATCGTCAAGAGGAATTACTGGCTGAAGGTATGGACAACGCTGAGATGAAAGAGCAACTTCGCAAAGAACACTTTGCTGACCGAGCGGCCATGTGGGAGGCTGATGACGATAGCAACATGATGCTCAGCGACAAGTATGAAGAACACCCAACACGGCTTGGGCACCTTGGCTACATGCTTGGCCTTGAATGGTTTGACCCCGAAGAACGCACAGCCATCATGGAGCATATCGGTGAAAAGGGTCTTGACGACCATGATTTGATTTCGCTACCTAACGGACAAAAGTTTCCTTCTGCTCGCCTCAAATACAACGCCCTCATGCGTATGACTCCCGAAATGAATTGGGCTATGCGTCCAATGACACATATGGGGCGAAATGCACACTACCATCAAGAAAACAATGACAACGACTACATTGCTGGTGAAAGCAACATGTTTTTGCAACAGGCTATGGGTAGATTTGCTCACGAGCCTATGGATGAATTTGATGGTCATTCACTCTCAGAAATTATTCTTGAACGCATCCGAGACAACTACGGTATATCGGGGCATCACAAGTTTCTACCACGCCTTTATGTGGACAAGAACCCAATGAGAGAACTTGACCAAGACGAAATGAAAGATGCAATGGCAAGCCACTTCAAAGTAAAGGGAAGAAAGCGAAGTCTTGACGATGTGCGAATGAGCAAGGCTGATTTGCTTTATTTGGCTGGCTACGACCCTAAGACACGGGAGTTGATGACCGACCATCCAATTCACGGTAAATTGGAAGAACCAATTGTCAACGCTGACTTGATTGACGACATTGAATCCATGGCTAAGGCGAACTCTTCACTTCATGCTGGTATCAAGGATGCTCGCAATCATCGGGCCTTTTTTACTTCCCCACACGGCCCTCATCCAACAGAGGAAAAACCGAATTACTGGCGAAACCACAGTGACGGTTTCACTTACGGCCCCGGTCGCTTTTGGGACTCAGCCTTTGCAAAAACGGGCGGAGCAGGTATAACGCTTGCAACTTACCATGACATCCTTCACGCCACACATGCTGATGAGGACGGTCTTTCGCCATTCACAGAACTAAGCGATGCTGGTGCAAATTACATCAATGCCAATCCCGATAACACAACGCTCGCTCATCACTTCATGCCATTAAAAACAAAGTTGATTGGTGAGTTTGGCGAAAAAATGAAAAAGGTAAACACAAGCACACAGCAATTTGTTTCTACTGGTAAGGGCTTTTCATACTTCAACCAAAAAGAGTTGCTACAAAACTTGCTTTCTCCCGTAGGGCATTCCAAAAAACGAGCGTACCGGGACGGTTCAACCGGCAAGAACAACTACACAGAACACAAAACGACACTCAACCCCGATTACGAATACACGATTCGCCACATGACGGACAAAGAGCGTAAGGACAGGTTTGGCACCCATCTCAAACCGTTGACATATCCACACACAATTATTCCCACCTATCATGTGGGTGCCTTCACATCCTACGGCGCATCTCCTTCGGACAGCAATATGCACAAGAACGCACAACTGGCTCACTTCCTTGAAACGCTTGGCGGGCGTATGAATCACCCTCATCAACCAGCACAAAAATCACTGATGAAAGTTCAAGACTTCCTTCGTGGAGATGAGGCATTCAGTGGTGGGGAGAGCAAAGAACACTTCATTGATTTTATGCGATGGGGCGGTGGTAGTGGCTTTTCGTTCAATGCGTTGAAGAATCAAGTGTTGACCAATCCCGATATGAATCACGCTATGACGGCCATTACTCAAGCGTCAAAAATACTGGGTACACAAGACCCAAAGGAGATTCTTGAGTACCTTATGCACGGTAGAAACACTCTCCCGATGGCACCCGGTGTCGTTACAGATAAGCATCCCGAATTAAACACTGCTTTGTTGGGCCGAGGTCTTGGTGAGTTTGATGAACAGAAGTTGCTTTCTTCTCTTCAAAGCATGACGGAAACCATGACTGAGGAACTGCAAGCGAAGAAAAAGACACAGAAAACAAAAACCACAATGGCGGCTGACGAAAAGGATGCCGTTTCTCGTTTGCTTCAATTCGGCGGTATGTTACCCGCTTCGCAACAAGAATCCGAACTCACAACAATGCTTGAAGAATTAAATCAAGAGTTGACTGAAAAGCAAACCACTGGCGCACCCATTGAAGAATTGCAACCGTTGATGGCTGAAATCAACGATACGACTCAACAATTGGAAAAGGTACAGCAAAGCACACAAAAGAAGAGTAAAAACACAATGTGGAAACTTGATGCCACTCGTATGGAGCAATTGTTTGGTGGCCACCGACAAACCATTGCTGAGGTTGCACGAGATGTTCTTCTACCAAAATACCTTGAGCATGACCCCGATGCTTTCAATCCCGACGAGCCGGAGAAGTTTATCGCAAACACCCATCAACTGATGCGTGACGCTCAACGCTACATTGTGTCTGTTCCTCACAGTGTACACGGTGTTTCTTCAACCAATTATGGATTACAGGCTTCTGTACGAGACACCGACCCTGCGGCACAAAATCCATTCCACGCTACTATCGCTAATCATTTGTCCACAGACGGTATAATGGTTGAGGGTGATGAAAATGCTGACAAACTGTTGGACAAACTTGGAATCCAACGAACTCCTGTTGCAAAAGTGAAAGCCCAAGAACTCATTGATATGGTGGGTGAAAGAGGTGCGCCGTTACAAGTTTCTACAATTAAGAACATTCTTCTCAGTGGTAAAATCCCGAACATTGACGGGCTTGACCTCAATCATTTCACCGACGAAGAGATGATGAACAAGCCCGAAGAGGAGTTGGACGACCATGAGGCGTTCTATCGCCACGCACGAGAAAACGGGTATCATCAAGCCATTAACCACTTTGCACAACAAACTGACATAAAAGCATGGGGTGGACATCTTTCTCACGGTATTCCACGAGCCATGGGTATGAAACTTAACCCACAGCAATTCAAAGACTCAATGAAAGCCGCTGGTATTGGTGCCGTCAAAGGTGATATTCACGGTGCAAAGGGCTTTGGTAGTCAATCAAAATCCCGTAAAACAAACGACACCAAGAATCACCTTGACACGATTATTCACTTTGACCCTCGTGTACTTGAAGAAGAGGAAGGTGTCTTCACACCCGACTTGGAAATTCCTGAAACAGCAGGCATGTCTCAGTATCCACTGGGTATTCCTTCGCCCGCACACGCAGGGTTGACGGATAACTTTGACAGCGGTGCGTGGCACCATGGGTATGAAGCAACACCTACACTTGGTGCTGAGTTTGGCGACGACGGTACAATTCACATCGGTTCAAATGTAGGCACAGGGTTGTATCATTCTGTGCCGGAGGATTTGACCGCTATGATTCACGGAAAAGAAGTAGCGCAACAAGTCTATGCAAATGCACCACCACCTCAGTACCCCGACAATCCTCACCAAAGCATGAACATGGAGACAGCAGAAACAGCAAGCGAGATTCCAACTACGGTAGCGGCAAGTGAGATGACCGAACTCATCACCTCTCTACTTGACCCGGATGTGTTGTTGAGCAAGAGCGACGATGCGAAATGGAGTCCTGCTGTTCGCCCTATGCACCGCATTTTTGATTTGGCCGACCTTGAACACCTTCGTGGTTTCAGCGGCTCGTGGGTTGTAAGTAAGTGGTATGATGGGAAGCGAATTATCATTGTACGCAGTGATGACGAGATTACGGCGTATGATGAAAACGGTCGTAAGAAGGGGCTACGCAAAGCCACGAAAGAGGCTCTTGAAAAAATGAACGACAAGAACTATACGCTGGACGCTATTCTTGGTGAAGAAGAGTTGAACATCATTGACATTATCAATTACGACGATACCAATGTGGGTGAAATGCAGTTGTTTGAGCGGTTGAAAATTCTACGCTCACAGTTTGACAGTCAAGAGCCTGTGATTGTACCCGGCCCACACGATACTCGTATGACAGACGATGAGGGACTGGCCGACGCTGTAAAGAACCTCAAAGACGACCACGACAACATTTTGTTGCGAGACAACAAATCCACCTACATGCGTGGAGAGCGACGACATCCAAAGTGGATTGTTTACCGTGACAGCCGAGACTTCAACTTCATCATCCTTGACCGTCGTGGCAAAGGCCCGTACACCTATCAGTTGGGTGCTGGCCCTATCCTTGAGATTGAGGGGCTTGGAAACAGGGCTGTGGAGCATGATGGTGAACATTACATGGATGTGGGTACGGCTCATAACCAGCGTATGGTGTTCAAGGTTGGCGACATTGTTCGTGCATCCATCACGGGTATTTCCAAGAAAAACCGCAAAAACCGCCCTGTGTACAATGTACAAGTCAAGGAGTTGGAAGGGGAGGGTGAAGGAGAGGGTGCGGCCAGCACAGAATCTCTTGACCTCATGACCAAAGCATTCGCACCAATTCTTATTCCTCACGATATTGAAATCTCGGACTCACAGATTCAAATCGTGTTGAAGGGAGTTGACACAGTAGTGTACAACATGGAAGAAATAGGCGATGTGTGGTGTGTGCATTCACCAAAAAGCACGATGGGTGATTTGACCAAGACCGATTACCCTGTGGTGCTGGCTGAAAGTCTTATGCCGTTTTGGTCGTCGGTTGCTCCACTAATGGTAAAAGGATTACTCAGTAAACAAACTGAAAGTGATGTAATGCCGAAGAAGCCGAGCGATAAACGAACTGAAGAGCAAAGCGTGGGTATTCTTGAAGAAGATGATGAAAATCGCCTTCTCAAACCCAATCAAACAAAGAAAGCATTGGAAGTTATTGTACGAGCCTTGGATAAAATCAGCAAAGAGCGCATGACATGGACTGGGCCAAAGGGACTGGGTATTGATGTTGGTACACCGCAGGAATCGCCCCGTGGCCCAACCCAACTTCGTCACGAGTCAACCTTACCGGATTTTGACGGTGAGAAAAAAATTACTGATGAAAAGAAAGAGAAGAAAACCGAGCGACTGAATCACATTCAAGTAGAAACTGACGAGGGTGAAAGACTCTCTATAGACTACGACAATGACCAGCCGTTGGTGTCTCGGACTTGACGAACCATTCTTATACCATAACAGGGAGTCGGAAGTTCAATGCTGAGCATTCAACGACCTACTGACGGTATCACTCTCCTCAAGAGTGGTAACGATTTGGTTGTTGCTGGCTACGCATCAGTTGAACTTGTAGATAAGCAAGGCGACCTCATTACTCGCTCCGCCCTAAAGGATGCCTTTGATGGCTTCATGAAGGGTGAAAAGTACCGCAATGTACAGTTGGCTCACTCCAACATTCAAGTTGGCGAAGTCATTGACTCGTACATTGATTCCAACGGACGCATGTGGAAATCCGAAACGGATGACACAGGGCTGTTCGTTGTTGTTAAACTCCGCAACGATATAGAGAAGGCTCGTGAAGTAGCCGCTGAAATCCGCAAGGGCAACCTTCGTGGATTTTCTATTGGAGGGCAAGCATTCAAGCGAGTGCGAAAGTCCGACATGGAAAAAGGCGACTACCAAGAGATTTCAAAAATGGAGTTGCATGAGGTGACGATTTGTGAAAAGGGTATCAACCCCGAAGCACAGTTCCGCATTTTGAAGGAGGACAACACTATGACAAACGAAAACAGTGATTTGACAGAAATTATGTCACGACTTGAAAGCCGACTGGATGCCATGGAAAAGGGAGAACTACCTCCTCAACTCCGTGAACACATGAAGGGTAAGGGTAGTGATGAAGAAAAAAAGCCCGAAAAAGAAGAAGGTGACGAAATGAAAGACGAAAAGAAAGACGATGACAAGATGTACATGGACAAAGGAGAATACTCCGATGTTATTTCCTCCGAATACCTTTCTTGGATGGAAAACACCCTCAAGTCGGCTGGCGTTGACACTGATGGTGCTCGCCTCCACTTTGACCAACTTGAGAAAGCCCAACTTGGTGGCTTTGACAACCCCGACGCTGTTGACGGTGCTGACTACTTCGGTGGTCAAGTCCGTGGCCGAGGACAGGAGAACGGTTCTCCCTCCACTGGTGCAATCAACGCTATCACCGCTTCCGGTGGTAAAACTCCTGCCGGAGCAATGGGGCCAGCCTCATTGTCCAAGGGCTACCTCAACTCCGAAAATGTGAGTGATGCAGACCTTGAAGCCGCTTACGAAGTTTACAAAGCCGCCGCTTTGGAACAAGACTTCCGAAACAACCTTGAAGGCAACTTTGCCGCTCGCTTCAACAACGAGATGGAAGTTGCTAAATCCGAGGCTGATAAAGCCGCCTTTGACGCACGAGCACCACTTACGGAAATCGTGAAGTCCATTGAGGCTCTTTCCGAGCGCATTGACAACATCGGTGCAGGAGCAGGCACGACCATTCAAAAGTCGGTTGCATCCATTGACATTCCCTCAACGCAAGACATGGCGAACATGGGGTGGGACGAAGTTCACGCCCTTGCACATCGCACCCTGCGAGGGGAATGAACACACAAATAAATGAGGTGAAATGATATGGCAAGAGACTACATCCGAAACATTACTGACATGGAACGATACTACTACGGCGCAGGCAACGCAATGGGATACTCCTACTCCGGTAGCGAGTTGCTCAAGGCTGACGCTCCAATGCTGTCCACCACGGCTGGTACTTACCAAGCCATCTATGGACGCAAGGTTTGGAGCCAGTTGAACCAAGAGTTCAACGCCTTCTCCATCCTTCCCAAGCGACCTTGGGAACGCAGTGGTTGGCGAGTCATCACCGAGCGTCCTTCCTTCACGGTTGGCGGCGGTGTTGCAGAAAACGCTACGCTCCCCGACACCACCAAACCAACCTTCCAGCACATTGCCGCCAAGCCAAAGACTGTGGTTCACACCTTTGACATGAGCGAAACCGCAATGTTCCTGTCCGACAAGGACGATGGATTGGGCGACATTCGTGCAATTCTCAAGGAAGAAATGGGTAAGCACCACGCTGAGCATGTGAACAAGATGCTTACGACCGACAAAGCCACCGTTGCAGGGAACGACTTTGAATCCCTTGACCGTGTGACCGTTGGTGCTTCCGCAGGTTCAACTGAAGACATGTACTCCATTGACCGCAGTGCAAACTCGTGGTCGCTCGCTGAGCACAATGAAAACAGTGGTACTGACCGCAACTTGTCCCTTGACCAGTTGGATGACCTGTTCCAAAAGATTTGGACTCGTGGTGGAAACCCCAAGGTTATTCTTACTGGATACGACACCTTGATGCGCCTACAACAACTCCTCCAAAGCCAACAGCGGTTTATGGAAGAGAAGCGTGTCACCCCTACCTACAACGGTGTGAAAGGTGTTCCCGGTATTGAAGCAGGTTTCATTGTGGCCACCTACAACGGTGTCCCAATCATCCCATCCAAGGACATTCAAACGGACACTTTGAGCCGTATGTACTTCCTTGACACGGATTACTTGTACTTCAGCACTGCAATTCCAACCCAATACTTTGAGAGCGGTATTGAAACTGGCGACCCATTCGCTATCAACCGCCTCGGACAAGAAGGAATGTACCGCACCATGGGAGAACTATGGACGACTTTCTTCGGTGGACACGGCTCAATCCGTGACCTCAAGTGAGGGTTGAAAACAAAAAAACATGGATGTGTAAATTATGACGACAGAAACGAAGACACAAAAAGGCTTGACGATTTCATTTGACGATGGTGATTTCTCCACTGGAACTGTATCAGTTCTTTTGGACTTGGATATGCGAACTGGTACCCCTGTTGATGAAACGGGTTGGTTGGACGGTAACGCTGGTGGTTCATACCCCGGCACCCTTACTGGTTTCACCGCTCAAAACACTGACGGGAACGCAGTGGGCAGTATGCGAATGGTGACCATTGGTTTTACCTTGGCGGATGCCAATGAGCAAGTGCTGGTTATTACCGCAGGTGCATCAAAGATTATCGGTGTGCTCGGTACTACTTTCGCAGTGGCCGACAAGACTCTATCTGCAACTTTCACCAACACTGGTGCCGCACCTGCCGCAAAGACTGGTGCGCTCCTTCCAGCAATCGTCCTTCACGGCGAGGCTGGCGGTGCTGGAACGGTAACCGTAATGATGCTTAACTGAGTGTGATTGAATGCCCAATGTGACTTACACTGGCCCCTTCTTTGAGAGGCGTAGGCGTGATACGCCTACCTCTTGGATTCGTGGTGATACAGTAGAGGTCACGCAAGAGTGGTTAAACGAATGGCGACATACGCTACCCGCTAAACATTTCTCCATTGAAGGAGATGAAGGAGTCACCGTTGATGGTGGCGATGACGGCATCCCCGATGAAGGTTGGTCACGAAAGGACATCCTTAAGTGGTTGACCGACAACGGAGTTAGCAAGGGTAGCGGGTATCTTACGAAAACCGCCGCTCTCGCTCTTGTAGAAGGGCATTTGAATCCCACAGAATGAGGTGAAAAAATATGGCATACGGAAATACAGACGACTCAAGGCTCCATGTTCTTGGCGACATGGTGTTGATTACAGGCACATTTACTGATGGTGGTACGCAGTACGATTTTACTGACCAACTCACCGAAGTCTTTGCGGCAGGTGGACATTTGACCAGTGTGACTGGAACTGGTGTTCTCATTAACAACGGGCCGGGGTACAACCCCGGAGAAACAGGCGCAATGACTGTAGATACTGTTGCCGCACGAGCGGCACTTACAGTCGGACAGACGCTTTACGCTGCTGATACAGGTTTTAAAATTGGTGTTCTAACCGCAATCGGTAGCGATACGAGCATTACCGTTGGTGGGGGCACTGAGCAACCGCTTTTGGATGACACTGAAATAGCAGTTCTTGGTGGCCACAAGCCATCAATCACTCTTAAATCGGTTGGTGTTGATGTTTCTGTTGATGAAACCAACAACTTGGTGTTGTTTGAAGTTGGTAAAGTGAGCGCAACCGCTACTACATCAACATCCGATGGACGCTGGTGGATTCTTGGAAAGAGATGAGGTGATTCCTCGTGGCGGCACTGACTAAGATTGGCGTGAAGGTCTTTGGCCCGTTCTCCCCAAAGGAGTTCAGTGCCACAGGTACCCTTCAAGCGGCTATTCAAGCAGACATCCAAGCGATTGCTGATGCGAATAGCACCAGTTCGGTGATTGATACTGAGGTCTTCCCTGTTTTAGGCAATTTTTTCGTCATGGTGACCTATCAACTCGCATGATGTTGAGGGGTTAGCATGGGGTTTGATGTCCGAAACATAGACTTGAGCGACATTAACCGTGCTGGTAAGCAAGGTCGCAAAGCCGACTATCAATACGGTAGTGAGGTCGTATCCAACACAGACCACCCACTTGCAGGTGTGACTCAATCTCAGCGCAACCGTAATCAAGAAATAGGAGACATCCTTAACATTGGTTCGGGTACACGCTGTGTACATTGTGGATTTCTTCATTTCTTATGGAGAGCCACATGTGCTACTTGCGGTAAACCAATGGAATACAACTTAGCGCACCGTGATGAAAAGAAGAGGCTGTGAACATGAAGGTACTTATCAAAGCAATGCGACCGCACCGACAAAAGGTGTTGACTGAAGACGGACAAGAGATGCGCCTGCAACAGTGGGCAAACAAAACAGCATCAGCCGCTCTTCGTGGTGCTGGCGGAGAGGCCGGTGGTGAACAATTCACACAGGCTCGTGACGCTCTCATGCGTGAGGCTGTAGCCAATCCCGACGAGCATGGACTCAAGTTCATGGGCGAGCGTGTGCCCTTTGAGGGTCAAACCTTGGAAGAGTCGTTGAGTGAACCCGATGTTGAGGGCGAGCAAGCCGCTGTTGACCAAGAGTTTGCCCCGGAAAAGCCCGAAATACCCGACATTTTTGATGAGCAAGGTAAACTCCGTGATGATATACCGGATGACCCTAAAGTGGATGATGGCGACCCAAAAGTGCAACGATGGCAAGCAGGTAAATCGCCCGAAGAAGAGTTCAACCCCGATGCTGAGGCTGAACACCTCCGTCGTATCATGACTTCTCGTGATGTCGCTATTCGTGATGCTTGGAGTGTGTTGAAAAATGACCCGTATGATTGGCAGGGGCAAGAATACTATACACATTGTCCAAGATGCCGCAAAGGTATTTATCGGGAAGATGAAGACGATTTGTTATTCATTCATGAAATGGGTATGTGTACCGATTGTGCTATGAAGTCTTGAGGGAGGAATATGAGTGCCAGTAGTGTTCAGTCCCGGTGAGCCGGAAACCCGGCCTCTTGACCCCACTGCTGTTGTGTACTGCACCGCTCAACAAGTCGCTGACCTACTGGACATCGGCCCACAAGACGCTATCCTCATGAGTGCTGACGCTGACACGGACGCAGTATATGTCACAGGCAACGAGTACCGTCAAGTAGGCTTTAGCGTAGGCGACAAAATCCGTGTGTACAGTGATGCTGACCCACTGGGTGAAGAGGAGTTGACCATCACTGCCATCGGTAAAGGCACGAGTAGCAAGGCTGGACATGTCAAAATCACCTTTAGTGGAGCAACGCTGACAGCATCGGACTATCAAGTGGCTGACAACGGGTATGTGCAGAACAAAGCCTCGTTCACCAACGGGCGTGTTCGTGGCGTGACCAAGGCAAAAGTGGAGCATGTTATTCTTAAAATGCAAGACCGTATTGACAACATGACACGCAACGCATGGCGACCGTATTTGGTGTCGGCTGAATACATCAACTTTGACACTTACAAGCCATATCGCCGCCGTTATTATACGGATTATGTCGGTACCAGTCCCCTTCTATTCCGCAATGTCCAGCAAATGCTACGCATAGAATTGTGGCAAGGTGATGACTACCGTGAGATTTGCGGGGCTGAGGCACGCATCAAGTTCAACGATGTGTCAAGCCTTTCATCAGCCGCCATCTACCTATCACCCGGCAACGGCAGTGTAGCAACACTCGCTCAAGGCACAGGCACGGGCCAGTGGCGTGACGATTTTGACGCTACCACCGTAGCCCAAAACCTCGCTGACCTCATCAACAAAGAGGACAGGGTGGACAAGACGGCTGTGAACTTTCTCTTTACTCCAACTGATGCAACCACCACATTTACCTTGGAGGGTAGCACAAACGCCGTAGCGGTTCACAACGAGTTCTTGGCATCAGCCAACAGCGACTATGGTACGGGAGTGGTGAAAGTCACTTCCATGCGTCCTGTCAAGGCTGGTGAGGTGTGTAGCATTGTCACCACATCAAGCGACATTGAACTTGACCAAGTACAAAACAACAGCACGACATTCTCAAGCCTTGATAGTACCACCATCAATGTAGTCTCCACCACAGGTTTTGTGAACGCTGGTGTAGCCATAGATGCAAGTGGTGATGTATTCCGGTACACAGGAAAAACGGCTACCTCTTTTACAGGATGCGTGGCTGTCACTGGTAGTTTGGGTGCAATCACTGGTACGATTACACAGAAATCCTTCCTTGTGGATTTGCAAGGTGGCAGTGGTAGCGGCGATGTAGGTCGTTTGCGAGACTGGTGGATTGACCATGAAATGGGTATCGTTTACTTCAACAACTCCTATCCGTTCTTTGAGTGGAACGCCATCAAGGTAGCCTACATCTACGGTGAGCGGTATGTGGAGAAAGCCATTGAGGACATCTGTACGAAGATGGTGGCCATTGAATTGCTGATGGCTGACGACCGTAGCGTGCTGATTCCCGAAGGCACACAGAACATTGACCTCGCCAGCAAGGTACAACTGTACCAAGCCGAGATTGAGCGAACACTACCAAAGTACATTGAGATGGTGGTGTTTGAGTGAATCAGCGTGACTTCAACAAGCAGGGTGAAACAATTCATCAGCGTATGATTGAAGAGATATTCAAGAAAGACAAGCAAATGCAGGCGCAGTTTCGTGAGCAATTCACAACTCAACCTGCCGCTTTTCGTGAGCAAATGGAGCGCATTGAGGCTGGTGCTAAGGGCTTCGCCATGCAAGACGGTGTGGCTATCAACAACAAGACCGGAGAGCCAGCCAGTGAGATAGAACACAAACTCATTCAAGACGCTACGGACAAGGCCATGCTACGCCAAAACCCCGACCTTGAGCGGTACAACATGCGTCATGACAACGGTTTTATCATCCCTATTGACTTTAAGAAAATCATTGAGAAGGAGGGGCTGTGATGGTAGCCACATGGACAGAAGGGCTGGACGCTCTCATCAACCTCTTTCAGTCCGATTGGAACCGTGGAAACACCAGCAACTACCGCCCTGTCGTGCTTGACATCGCTGATACATCAGCCGAGAAAGGAAAGCGTCTTGACTTGGACAAACACGATTATGTCCTGCTGTATGAAACAGCCCACAACGAAGAAGCACCCGAACTGTTTTACGACTTTGTAACGACACGCATAAATATCACGGTTGATGTCCGTACAGTTAAGGGGCGTAAGCATTTACAGGCTCTTGAGAATGAAATTCGGAGGGTGATACATACCAAGAGGAAAGGCGACGGTACAAACTTTGACCGACTCGTGTTCAAAACCCGCACCGATTTAAGCGACCGAAGCAAATTCCTTTTCCGTATGACATTCCAAATTGAAGTCGTAATTTTAGCGGAACTGATACCATAGGTGAACAAGAATGCCATCAACAGTGTACAAGGGCGATTTGGCGGAGGTTTCTTTCGCTCCCGAAGTAGGTGTTTCAATTAACGCAAATACCGATGCAAACATGACCATTGCCACAGTTGCAGGCAACGATTTTACCACCATCACATTTTCCGCACAATCTAACGCCGTACTCTTCAAACCTTCTTTTACTCTTGGAAGCGGTGCTTACAACGATGACCCAACTATCACACACGCTTCCGATGCCAGTACCCAAATCCGAGTAGGGATGACAGTCACATCAAGTGGTGCTGGTATTCCAGCCTCTTCTACGGTAGCCAGCATAACCTCGGCTACAGAATTTGAATTATCCGCTTCCACAACAGGTGGTGCTGTTTCGGGTGCTACATTGACTTTCTTAAGTAATGCACTTCGTTACCCAAAAAACATGCTTGTGGGTTCTCAAGTCAAGTGGACTGATACTGGCTCAACTATTGATGCAAACGACACTGCTGGTGTTTTTACTATCGTGGAGAACGATGGGCGAACTCTCAAAATTTCACCAGCAATGAAAACAGGAGGTGCAACTCTTAGTGCCGCCGCTATTGACCTTCACATTCTACCTTACAAAACTCCACCATTTGACACAACTATGAATGAGTCTAAAACGGGTGGAGTAGCGGAAGAATCAGTATTGACTGACCAGTTTCTTGGTATCGCTAACGCTCTTACCGTTCCCGAAACCAAGGTAGATTTGAAGCGGTTCCATGTTGTTGGTCTTGGACGAGACACCAGCGTGCAAGTGCCCGGTAAACTGATTACGGAAGGTGGCTCTTTTGAAGTAGCAATGCACTCTGCTCGTTGGCTCAAATACTGCCTTGGTGGTGAATTGGCTCACCCAGTGGCAAACCCCGAAGCAAATCACTTCACGACGCTTGACGGTGCAACAAAAGCAGGACAGTCGTTTATCACTCTCACTGACGACCATGGTAATTTGGCCGCTAACCATTATGTACTCATTGTGGACACAACTTATGTCCCTGTGACCACAACACACGAGGCAGATATATCGGATGCCGCTTTACAATGGGATGGGTCATTTACGGACACTCGTTTTGACACCGCATTGCGTAGTGAAGTCCGTCGTGTCATCGGTATGGATGGCACCAAAGTTTACTTGGATGAACCCCTTCTTTTCCCTCACGGGGATAACATGGCTGTACAATTCATTGACTTTAATGATGCTCCCAATACAAACCCGCCCACAGTCTCATCCACTGGTGTTATTGCAGATGCACAAACACACTTACTTTTCACACATACTCACCAACCCTCCTTTGCTCTTGAGGTGTCGCAACGCCGTCGTGATGTTGATACAGACGATGGAGCAGTAGATGGTACTGCAACAGACTCCAAAGAGTTGACTCGTGTGTTCCGTGGATGTAAGGTCACCGACTTTACCCTCACGACCGACAACGATGCCGCTCTTCGCTTGGCTGTGAACTTCAACGCCGCTTTGTGCTATACGGACACTGCCCGTTTGGAAGGTAGCACCTCAAGGTATGCTTCCCATCGTATGTTCAATGATACCGCTAACACGGACATCAAAAGGTTTCAAAGCGGTATTGGGCCAAAGACCCAAAAACCATTCATGTTTTACAACGGTACAATCAACATGGCTGGTGTGCAAGTCGCACAGGTGCTTAATTTCTCCCTCACTGGCCAAACAGGTATGCAGGCATTCCATGTTATCAACGGTGAAAACAGTCAAACCAGTGCTACAAGTCAAGTTCCATTTGGTGGCTCTCGCAACACCTCTCTTATGGTTGAAGGGCAGACTTCCTACGAGATGACCATGGAAATTGGTGTGGATGACCCGCTCTTTTACCACAAAATGCGTTCCACTACTGAGTTCAGTTCAAGTGAAGACGGAACTACTACCAACCAAATACGCATCAATTTTGAAAAGACAACCACTTCGGGAACCACTGAGCGTATGATGCTTATCATTGATGACTACTACATCATTGAGGCACCACTGCAAATCCCCGAAGACAAAGGTATGGTCAAATCGCAACTTAAAATCATGCCAAAGACCATCAAGGTAATTTCACGAGATACCATCGTTAAATACTGAGGGATTAACATGAAAACATCATTTCAACAATACCGACGAATGGGTGCGCTCGGTTATGCCCGCTGGTTGTGTGAAAACAATGGAGTGGAGTTTAGCGAAGAAATGATTGACCTCATGGATAGGCATTCCATTGAACGATGGGTGATTGAGAAATCTTCCCCTGCTCCTGCTAACGAGCCAGCACCGCTGGTGGAAGAGGATGTCGTGAACCCTTTCCCTACTGACATCCAAGAATACGATTCATTGACCGTCGCAGAACTGCGTGCGCTTTGCAAAGAGCGTGGCCTACCTGTGTACGGTACGAAGGCCGAAATCATCCTGCGCCTTAAGCAGAATGACGGAGGCGTTATTCCCGAAGAAGACCCCGAAAGCCCTGCTGAAGAAGCGGCCCTTGAAGGCGATTCGGAAGCCCCTACCGATGAGGTAGCCGCATCCAATGGAGAGGAAACAAATGAAAAAGACAGTAGTGACAAACAAGAGCCTGTTATTGAAGAATGACGATACGACCAAGCATGTGATTGGGATTGACCCCGACGATGAATCACAGGTCATTGAGGTATGGATACGAGACATATCCTTCCTTGACATACAAGCCGCCGCACAACACATGCTTCGTGTTGAAAAGGGCGATGTGACACTTGACTTGGCAGGCTACTGGACATTTGCCTTCTCCAATTGGATTACCAAGACCAACCCCAGTTTAACCACTGATGAATTACTTTCCCTCAAAGGACATGTCGGAGAACAGGTCTGCAAGGTGCTCCCACAGCCACAGGAGTTGGCGGAGGCACTGCAAGGGGGGTTTACCAAGCCGACCGAGTGAGGGTAGAGAGTTTCCTCAAGAAAGACAAGTACAATTCGGTGGAGGACATAAGCACACAGATTGAACTGTGGGCTTACATCATCGCAAAACACTTTGGTATTTCACTGATGGAAGTTTACTCAATGCCCCCTCACTTGTTCAAGCAATCGCTTGTTTGGGCTATGGTATCAACCGAAGAGAACAATAAGGAGATTGAGCGTAAGAAGCAACAGGCCAAAGCCGGAGATAGGGAAGTCGTACCATTGGATTATTCGTTTTTAGACTGGGAGTGAAAGAATGTCGCTAATTTCCATGATTTCGTCCATGTCCAGCATGGTGTCACAAATTGGCCCCGGCTTTAAAGCGGCTGGAACGATGGCGATGGATGCTCTCAAAGGCTTAGCGTCTTGGTTCAACGATACCGTCATTCAACCCATTCGTGATGCAGTTGATAGTGTAGGAGAAAAATGGGATGCACTCAAAGAGATGGTTGGTGCGGTTTTTACAAGTATAGGAGAAACTGCGCTTGGTGTTCTTGGCACACTGTGGGACTTGCTACAAGAATTACCAGCAGTGTTTACACTTGAATTTTGGACAGGGTTGTTTGAGAGTATAGGTGAAACTGTCAATGGATGGGCTGGTGCGATATGGGACATGTTACCCGAATTGCCCGACTTTTTAACGGCACAATACTGGATTGATTTGTTCACTTTTGAAAGCCCCGACTGGGGTGCTATGTTCTCTTTTGAACTTCCCGACTGGTTGCAAACCTCCGTTGATTTCATTCTTGGAAACGGTGCGTTTGCAGGCTTCTCCCTGTCCGACAGGCTTGACTTCGCCTTTAACCTCCCCGACTGGCTTCTCACCACCATTGACTTCTTGACGGGAGATGGGCCGTTTGCTGGATTCAGCATTGGCGACCGATTGGATTTGGCTATTGGGGCGTTGCCTCAGCCATTCAAGTTCATCGCTGACCTGTTCCAAGGGGTATTTGGTATCTCCATTGGAGACTACATTGACTTCGGTATTGACCTTGTTGGTGATGCGTGGGACTTTATCAAGAAATTGGTTGATGACCCACTCGGCACCTTTGCAGATGTAGGGAAGGGAATCACTGAATTGTTTGAAGGTTTGACTCTTGGAGACATCGTTAAAGCACCTTTCAACTTGTTGATTTCCGGTATCAATGCGGCGTTTAGTGCTGTTAATTTCAGTATTGATATTCCCGATTGGGTGCCTTTAATCGGTGGTGAAAAATACAGTTTTGACCTTTCCGATTGGAAAATACCCGAACTTGCTAAGGGTGGTATCGTGAACAAGCCCACACTCGCTATGATTGGTGAAGACGGCCCGGAAGCCGTTGTCCCGCTTTCACAGCGTAACAACCCCGGTGGTGTAGGCATGGGTGGTGGAACGGTCAATGTCACCGTCAACGCCAGCGGCATTACCGACCGCACGGACAAACGCACACTTGCTCGTGAAATTGGTAACATGATTCAACAAGAGATGGCCCGCAACATCGGCGGCACCACCATGAGGGGGCGGTACTGATGGGCACGCCAATTCGTCTTGTACGCAACGATGGCGGCATCATTGAGTTGATGGCTACCACGATGACCATGAATGTGGACAGGGGCGTTACACCCCTTCCTATGCCCTTTGCTGGTGGCTCTCGCTTTGCCTTTGACCTCAACCTCCCCAAATCCCTCATCACCATTGAGGGAGTGATGACTGATGACCAATTGGTAAATACGAGTTCCCAACAAGAAGCAAGTGCTACAATTGATTTTTCACAGGCTTTTAATTCAACAACAGTGGACTGGCCTACAAAAATAGACGCTTTGGTAAGTGGTCATGGAAATGGTGCTATAGCAGATGCCGATTATGCCATCAAAATCAACAATTCTTATGAGGTTTATTTGGTAAAAACTTCTTCCGGTACCACCGAAGGACTTTCTTCGGGGAGGTATTACATTGCCGTTCACAACAATACTTCTGCAAGAAGCGCATCGGATATTGCGGCCAGCCTTGTTGCCCTCGTGACTACATACAGTAGTACATTTGAATTAACAGCAACCCGAATTAACTCACCAATTAGCGGTGCTACTAACACTGCGGTGACTTTGACAAATGTAAACAAAGGAAAAGCAGGAAATAATGAAACCATTTCATTTCCAAATTATGATGCAGGGGTGGATGTTTTCAAACCATATCACACTCAGTATTCGGGAGGTCGTGATTCATCATCTACCACCAACAAAAGTGCTGGCGACAAAGTGGCTGAATTGTATGCTGTGCTTAACAACAGCAACAACGGTGGAGGAGGAGCCTTTGTAGGAGGAGCGGCTTTAGTGGGCGGCGGTGCATTGTTAGCAGGTGCCGCAAGCGGTGGAGCGTTAGCAGTGCAAGGTGGCGGTGCTGGATTAGCGGCGGCTTTGGCTTTACAAAACAGTAAATACGGTGATTATATCATCGCAATTCAAATCCCATTTTCTTCAAATGTTAATAGCAACGAATCTTTGTTTTATATGCCAACTGGTGGTTTTATGAAAACAGATGATAAAACAGCAGATAACGCTGTAGTTGCAGGTTCGGAATACACTGGTACAGGGGATGAATACACAGCAATCAAAGGTACTGTAGCCAACGCTACATTCGTTCAACTTGGTGGTGAGCCGATTTATTCTTACACCATCAACTTTGCACCGATTGATTGGATATTTTGAGGTGAATGGATGGTTGCAATCGGTCGCAGTAGTCACGCCTTCTTCTTTGATGGCGTGAGCGATTCAGTGATTATCCCTCAAGGACGCTTCACCAAGACGGGTGTAAAGGACAGTAGTGGTACTAAGGTCATGACCAAGACACTGCAAGGAGTTGGAGATTCTGCCACAATCAACGATAAGGCGGCGGGAGACTTCGTAATTGAGGCATGGGTTGTACCCGACTGTGGCGGTGTGATTGCTCACCGAGAGGGGCAGTTTACACTTGAAATGGGTACCGTGGATACTCCCGGCCCCGCTGTGTTCAGCGTTAATGTTGAATCTATCGCTGGCCCATCGTATTTCCGCTTGGCTACTGCCTACGATGCCAGTACACGATGGGACGGTATCGTGTACCCACAGCAAGAACACGGCGGCATCCACGACTCGTACAATCGCTACGACAAGAGCAACTACGGTGATGCCACCAACCTCAACTTCAACAACCGACCGCTATATCATGTCGTGGCTGGTATTCAAAAGAACCGTGTGTTCTTGGCTGTCAACGGTGAAATTGTGTCTCAACAAGACATTCCGCCCGAAACACGCCTTGCACGCTCTACTGAGCATGTGTACCTCGGTGGTAAAGGTGGTGAGTTCCGTGGTGCAATTGAAGCCATTCACTTCTCAAACGAATTTGATGAGAATATGCTTCAACCATCTATGGCCATCAAGGGTAATACAACTTCGGCACTCTTCCGATTTGAAGAGCCAATAGACATCGTAGAGGGAACTTACGAGTTTTCTGCATTTACAGCGGCCAGCGATGGAACAACAAAAACGCTAACCATGACGGCGGCTGATGCACAGACGCTTATCGCTCGCTTGACCGGCAAGGCATACGACGCTACTTCACCAACAACCACATTCACAAGCACACCGTATAGCATGGGCAACTACAAGGTCGTGGACTACTACACTAACAGTGGCACAGCCGCTACCCTAAGCGTAGCGCACACACCTTACAACCTACTCATCAACCCCGGTGCCATCAATCGCAACACGCAGAAGCCCAACCAATCCCCACCCGAAAGGGTACGACTGGAAAGCATCAATGGAAACACGGGTGTTGTGACATTCAACAGCATTCATGTAGATTTCATCAACGGTACAAGTGGTCTGCGAGGTGCTTTGCACAGCCGTACAGCCAATGTGGACAATTATTTCGTGGTCATCGGGGCCGACCTGCTCATTGACAACGGCACGGGTAAGCCATACCAACCTCCGCACTACGGCACTCAAATCTTTGACAAGACGGGACAGATGGTGCTTGACGAAGGTAATGCCAGTAATCACGGGCTGGTGTACTCTTCGCAGATGGCCACTGACACCACCAACAACCCTTACGCCGTGACATGGCCAGCCACTCTTGACACCCTGTTCCAAGTAGGACACAGTGGGCGGCACACTTTCTCGCACATCATCGGCCACGAGTACATGCGCCGCTATCCCAAGCCCAGTGAACTCATCATTGACCAGCAGGCTGACGGCTCCGCTGACATCGTGCAGATGGCGTATGACTCCAACACTCGTGACATTGACGAGATGTTCCCAATGAACTCACTTCTTGACTTCTACAGCGAAACACTGGAAGCACCCATCGCTCGCATTGAGAACTCGTCCAGCGTTGCTACCATCGTCAACAACGGTATGCCTGCCAGCAAGAAGGAACTCATCGCCATTGGCGGTAGCGGCTTCAAGTATGCTCCGTTTATGCTCAAAGGCCCGGTGCCCGAAGCAGGCGACATTGACGAGAACAACCGCCTCTTCCACCTTACACCCGAAAGCGAAAGCCGTGTGGCCCTTCTGCATGTCCCTGCCTTGAGGACTTCGCATGACCTTGCCCCGTATGTTGAGGTGCATTACAACGCCATAGACCTCACAGGAGCAAGCATGGGACAATCCACCCCCATGCTCATGGTCACCAAGACCGTACCAGCAGGTTCTCACATTCTCACTGGCACAACACGGGTGTTGGATGTCATCACCTCCGACCTTGCCAACACCACACTCTATTCGCCCGGTGGTGTGATTTACCTGTCAAACGCCATCAGTGGCTACGGTTCACTCATGCAGGAGTCACACACGCTGATTGGTGACAACACGGGCGGGCAGGACAGCGACACTGAACTTGACCTTAGCCGTACACCTGCATTGTACACACCACCAAACGATGTCAATGCTGAACCAGCAGGCCCACCAAAGGCCGTCGCTCGTTCCCACAACGGAGGCACGCACGAATCCGTGTACCACCGTCTTGCCATTGAAGCGATGTCGTCCAGTCAAAGCGACACCATCACCGACGAAGGCGCAGGCAAACGCACACGCCAGCCCACCACCGACAAGTCGGGCACAGGTGTGTTTGACCTCGGCCCCACCACACATTCAAGTCGTGTCTTTGAGATGTTTAACATCATTGACAATGTTTTGATTACTGATGAAGCGGGCATCATGGCGAAGATTTTCGTTCAGCCGTCTGTTAAATCACGAGTAAATCAATTGTCGCTGGTGCGTTCCCTTGGCGCAGGTGATTCACCCAACATCGCCAGCATCATGTTCCTCATGAGCCGCTGTCGTGTGCGTGGAGTATCCAAGCAAGAAAGCCCCGAAACCAACATGACCACGGTGGTTATCACTGCTTCGGGCATCGCTGACTCCTTCGTGAATGAGAATGTCTCTGCTGTTGGTAGTGGCTCGCCCGACTCGCATGTGGTAAAGGAGATTGAACCCAACGCACCCGTGGTCACGGTCACGCTTGGTGGGCCGGGGCAGGGCGGTGTGAACACCAAGCCTACCTTTGACCCAAGCCCGCTGATGCGACTTCCGGGTTCTACTCGTCGCAGTTGCGCTACACAGGCACGAATAGTCACCACCACTGGTGCCTTTAGCATGAGCGTCACACCGCTCAACAACGACTCCCCCGACCTTAAATCATGGGGAACTATTTGTTTCCCACAGGTAGGGCGCATATTCCTTGAAGACGGTGCAAGTGCGGCATACACAGAAAAAACGGGCGCAGGATTCTATTTCAGTGAAAGCAATGCAGTGGCCAGTAGAACATTTTTGGATGGTGCAGGTACGGCGTATGCGACTTTCCACGAGTGGTGTAACGCCACAGGTATCATCAGTCAAGGCTCAGCAGGCACTTATTTGACCTCGGTTTACATCTTCAACGATGGAGACTTTGACAACGACTCATTGACACAGGACGGTAGCACCGTCAATGACCGCTTGTTCCAATCGCTTGACGATGTAACGCACGACTATCAGTTGGGCACTCAATATGCCAGTACCCGTGCCATGGTTGAGATACCGATATTTCCTCAGCAATTCTTTGACCACACCGACCTTGGTATTTTCCCCGGCCCCGATAACAGCATGAAAGTGCATGTAGATGCTACCTACACCGCTCACACATGGAACCCAACACCAGTGGGTAGAAGAGCAAACGATGTTGCCACAGCGGATAAGAGCGCAAAATCAGCGTATTCGTACACTATCAATAATCAAAATTACATTGAGTCGGCTACCATTCTTCGTATTGAAGATGCTACTGCAAGCCACAAACACACAAGCACAGGCACAGGCACAGGAGGCACGACTTACACCAACCACTTCCACATTTTTGTATCTCATCCAAACATGTTCCCCGATGCCACAAACTCTTCCGATGCTACGCCTACAATTGTAGCGGCTGATGATGTGGGTAATCTCAAGGGGATTAACCGCCTACGCAGGGTATTTCTCACCAGCGGAGAATGGGCTGTGTATGACAATAATCCAGCGTTGGATGGGTTTTTGTCAATTCCAATCAATGCTACAGGAGGTTATTTTGATGGGTATTCCGAGACATTCTTCCAAAACGCCATTGTTGGGGCAAAAATCCATACAGGTGGCGGCTTCCGAAATGAAACGCTCATGCCGATTGACTCCGATGCTGAGTTACCATCGTCGGATTTGGAAGGCCGCTCACCATTTTATTACGATGCGGCAAACATGAAAACGCAAGGTGGGAACCTTGATTACGGCCTGCGCCAGTATGTTTCAGCCGTGGAGTTCAAGGCTGGCCCATTGGCCAACCCACACGCACCTCGCACCATATCAAAACGAGCAAAATCAACCATCATGCAAGTACAAGAAATAAGTGGTAATGCAACCGATGGCTTTCAATTCAACATCATTCTTGATGATGCTTCACTTTTTCCCGATGTTCCATACTCAAGGGACAGCAATAATAACAGCATCGCTGAACAAGGCGATTTAACCTACATTGCTGAAATTGGCACAGACACTCCGCTTGAAGTGTACTATTTAGGCAAGTTGGATTCAATAGCAGGTGCAAATTCTGTATTGGTAACAACACCAAAAAATGTTTCGCTGACTGTTGGAGACTTCGTTGGGGCTGAGTTTAAACTTGTAAAAGCAGGAAACGCCTTCCAATCCATAGTGAATCCCGCAAACATGCAAAACCAAGAGTTGCAAACGGCTACTTTCCATCCATCTACATCAGCCGAGCAGTGGACATTTGTAGGTGCCACATCAGCAGGTGCATCCACAACGCTAAACATCACAAACGGAAATAATCGCTTTGCTCATGCTAACACCATCGGTACGAACATTCGTACTGGTGATTTGTTATTCCTTGAAGATTCAAGCAATGTCATAAAATATGTGGGTGAAGTTGCAGATGTAAAGTCCAATTTGACAAGCGGGGCACACACAGTTGTCACGCTTGTGGCCGCAAATGCTGTTGCTGTAGCAAATGGCGACGATGTGCGTATAGGTGTAGGCACCGTTGTGCAGAATGACGCTGATGCCATTCTCAACCGAAGTTGGGTCTATCCATTCGCTCAAGGTGGACTACGAGATGGAGATACCGTTTGGATGAACATGACCATCAATAATCCACATGCTGTGGAAGGGTTGTTCGCCAAAAGTAGAGGTGTAATGAATGAGGCTTTTGTTTGGAGTGGATTTAACGGTGGCGAAGGGGCACTGGCAAATCGTCCAAGAGATTCTATTCCGCTTGAAAACTTCTTGATTGGCAACTCGTGTCTTGAAACAGCGCAAAACTTTGCTCAGCATGTAAACAAGACAGTGGAGATGAATTACGAGGCTATGGGGCTGGACGCAACGCAGGCTCCCACCGTGGCCTACATTGACCCATACCTTTCTACTGACGGTAATGCTCGTGTCCTTTTGTTTGATGTGGGACATGACCGTGAGTTCATTGCCTTTCACGACCTTCACATGCAAGTGCAATCCAGTGCCGATACACCAACAATTGGTTTTACTCGCAACATCGCATACGAAGGTGGCACCATCAAACTTGACAAGCATCTTATCAGTGTCAACGGCGGTGCTCCCCATTACTTCACTACGCAGATAGATGTAGCCAATGGGTTCCCATCGGAGAACAAGTATGTGCGCTCTACGCAACAATCAAAATTCATTGAGAGTGCCTACGCACACAATGTGCCCAATACAGCATCACAAGACCTCGTGGACGGCACACCCGGCTCCGATACCAAATACACCCTACAAGACCCAAGTAGCCTTGGGAACAATCCGTTGTTGCGAGGTAAGGGACACGGACACTTTGTACATACTGGATTATATCACGAAGAAACAGGGAACACACATACTGTGGGTGATAGCGTGCTTCCTCGTGTACAACCTGCTGTGGCATCAGTGTATTACGCAAATGAAATTCACAAGTTGATTCGCAAAGCAAAAGAAGGAGATTTGTTGTTGCGTGAACTAAAATTACACCGTGCAACTCAAAACCCCGCTACGCACTCTTTGAAAGATGCAAGCACGCTCTTTGACACACCCGATGGTACTCGTGTTATCTCAGCATTCCTTTGTTTGAAGGGGAAAAGAAACACTACACTTGAACTTGCCAGCCATGAAGAGTCTCGCTTGCAACACCTCAAACATTGGACACAGATGGACTTTGTACGCCGCATGACACTTGATTTGGGTGAAGTTGGTGTGAAGGAAGGTGTCACGGATATTGAGGCGGCGGCACGAGAAATGGTGCGCCTCATCAATCAAGGGGGTGCGCTTAACGGTCGCACACATGCTCGTCGTCCATCACAACAATACCCCGGTGAAAGTGAGCGGCTTGACCTCACTCGTATTGGTGTGCGACAAGACACAGCAGACCCGAACAAAGACCCAACCTCCGCTCACATCAACGCTGATTTTGCGGCTACAGGCTCTACCTATGACCCTGCTCCCTTTTGGTATGGAGACATCGCCTTTGACTCACATGACCGTGGTTCACACATGGGTTATGTTCGGGCGCACATGGGTCGGGTTGTTGAAGACATCAACGGCAACGAGGGCTATAGCATTGTTATTCACTCTACTATTCCCGGTGCATCGGGTCGCAACTTCTGTGTGTGGCTTGACAACAGCAAAGGGCAATCTTCCTATCAACCGCAATTCCTCATCGGTCATGGTGGTCGTTTCCGCAATTTTTGGGCACAACCCGATGAAATACTGAGTGAAAACATGCACCCTGCCCCTATGCCGCTTAACAAGGATGGAAGGCCATTTGCACCAGTCTCTACTTTGCGTGAGTTCGTAGCACAAGAAGAACCGGATGAGGCTTTCACCAGTAATCACGATATTACCCCACGCCGTAATGAAACGGCTAACCCCAAGGGACGAAACATTTCCGCTCATCTTGGTGGTATCGCACATAACAGCGTAAACGACGAATCGTTTGAAACACAAAGCCCGTCCACTGCGTTGGTTAAGGGATTGCGAATGGGCAAACAAGCAACTGGTCGTATCAACTTCGGTGGGCTTGTAGCGTCGGGGGTACCGGGATTTTCACCTATCGCTGGTAAGCATGGGCTTGGGCGCAAGGGTGATGACGAGTTTGACAAGTTGTACAACGAAGGCTTACCCAAAGCGGGCACATCCCCTACAGCCATCACTTCATACAGTGGACATGTAAACACTGCTGAAATAACAGACGATGCGGTAGGAGACACACCATTGTACGGTTTCCGCTTTAACGACCACCGAGGACAAGGTTACGGTGTGCGTTTCATTTATCGCAAAATGGATGAAGCGTTTGCCAACGATTTGACAACCATACCCTCTACACTTGATGATGAGATTTGCGTTTACTTTAACGATGGGGATGTGGCTAAGGGTGGTTTTACCATTGGACAGCACATGCTTGGCTTTGGTGATGCTACAGGGCGATTGGATGTCACTACTGTCACGATGAACAGTTGGCGAGGGAATCAATGGCGAGGGGTGTATGCTCCTTCGGCTGGAATTGATTGTGCTATTTCTTGGGATGCAAGTGCAACCACGCTTACGGTACAACTTGGTGCGCCGTTTGATAGCGGGCAAGAACTTGGCAACCACCCCGACATTCTTGGTTATCTCGGTTTCCCTCGTCAAAACGGTGTCATTCAAATCACTGACCCGATGACTGGTACAACGGATAAGGGAACTGTGGGGAATGTCATCTCTTACGAAAGCCGTACACAACTGAACAGTGCTGGTGATTCGGGAGTTCACACATTCTACGGTGTGAGAGGAAGTGAGTTTACAGCATCTCACTCATTGACCGGTCTTACGGCAACTTCTCTCACCAATACTGCGGTGTCAATGTTTAACGCATCTACAGACCGCATCATCAAAGCACTTATTTCACCACGAATCAATTGGACAACGCTGATGACTGATGAGTTGATGGCGGCTGTCACTGCCGAGGCTATCAACATGGCCGACCCAAACACACCCGAAGGCATTCCGTTTGATTGCCGACACATGTATGCGGTTGACGGGCGTACCTTTGGAGAGTGGGGTGTGGCCGCTGATGCCATCCGAATCCGTGCCCACAACCCACAGCGTGGCGCACGCCCACTGTCCACAATGTTTGAGGCATCACTGCACCGAGACTTGGGTATTGAGGCACCACATCTTGAATTTGGTGAGTACGAAAAACTTGACCAGTCATCAAACAGTCAATGGACGGTCACGGCACCGGCGGCTTTCAACAAACCTGTATCGGATGCTGATATTGAAGACAATCACCGCAAAGTAGATTGCGGCTACTTACCCCACACTGTCTTACAGATTCGCACAAAAGCCCGTGGTTATCACACCAACACACCCACACCCATTCTTGTTGACTCCTATAACGACCCTGTGCCTACCAAGACTTGGGCGAATAACCTCAAAGGATTGACTTACACTTCTCGTAGCGGCGACCACATTTTACCCGCTCTTGACAACGCCTTGGTGACTACAGACTTTACCCACAGTGATGATGTTTTTACTACAAATTCCGGTGAAACAACGACACATATACTTGTTCCGGCAGGGGAAGAAGCGGCTACATTTGACAGCCTTACCAAGTTGGTTTCTTTCGGTGATGCAAAGGTCATTTGGTCGGGAAGCAACAGGTTCGCTACTGTGACTTCTGTTCAAGGTGCTAATTCTGCAACCAAACTGAAAGTTGTTGCAATAAATTACAACGAAGAATGGAATACATTGTACGGAGCAAGTGCTGATAGGGCCGATGTTTTGTTGATGCTTCATGCTGACAAGGATTTCAGCGGTTATCGTTTGTATGGAAGCATTGAGAGTGAACCAGTTACTTACTTCAAGAACGGGCGTGACAGCAACGACCACAGCGTTCCACTCTACTTTGGTGGTGGATTTAGCGGTGTGGTGTTGGATGTCAACGACGGTTCGCAAAACGATTACTCGTCATTCTACACACATCCATACTCCAACGGCCCGACTGGTACAGCAGGCATACAGAACGCTAACGAAATCAGCACAGCGTATGCGTTGATGGATTGCAACGCCCTGCTTGCTTTCTTCCCCGGTACCCCATATCTCAATCAACATCGTGGTAGCATCAACCCACCAGCCTACAATCAAAACAATGTGCTATCTGCCGATATTGACAGTGGAACTCTACCCAATTTGGCATCGGGTCAACCTTCGCATGTCACAGCACGCTACACTGCGGGAATTGTACGCCAGCGTCCAATCCCACTCATCATGCGTATGCCTCATCAAACGGCACGCTATACCGACCACAAGACCGCCACGCCGTATTTCACGACTTACCTCATCTACGGCCCCGGTCAAGCCTTCCCATTCAATGAAACAGCAAGCAACCTCGGTGTTGTAGAGCCTCACCCCGGATATGTTGTCACAACAGGAAACTCATGGAGTAAGGTACCTCACAGCAAGAACCTACCCAACGAGATTACCAACAACGACAACGATTACGGCCCACCCGATGCTAATTACCAATCAAGACGGAATCGTTTCCACTGGCAAACAACATTGAATTGGTCGCCAGCACAAGGGACACCAAACATTGGCGACACAGGAGCGAGTGGTTATGGGTTGAAACAACGACCCGAACACGGCTACCATTACGGTGAGCATTTCATGAATCCCGTAAGTGGTAGAGTGGTAGCAAACAACGAGGCTGATTACAAGAAAGCACATCCCTACCAACATTGCGCCATGGCATACTACGGCATTGCTATGAGTGCTGACATGACTTTCCACATGGACGGTGGCTACCACCCCGGTGGTTCATGGATGGACAACCAAATGGCATTCAACCCACCCATGGAAAAGGACGACTTGCAAATCAGTAAACTGTTTGCAAACGCTGTACAACCTACGGCTTACCGTGTGTCGGGTGTGATTGCCAAAAGCGTGCTTGCTGGTTCATTGGGTGAAACAGCGACAGACTTTGACCGTGAAATAATTGTCGTAGATGGCACACGCTGTCAAAACGGTGAAGAGTTAGCGACTATCATCGGCCAAGCCATTAACGAAAATCCCGGCAAGGGCGCACTCAAAGCCATGGGTGGTACCTTTATGCCAAGCATGAGCAACGCTCAACGCCAAGACCGCTACGGTTGGATTGAAATGGACTATGGTGACCCATCAAATTCTTATCAAAATGCTACCACTGGTGGCAGTTCACAATCATACATTGAAGGTTCAATTGCGGGTTCAACAAGAGATGTTTTAGAGCAAATACCAGCATGTGGTTGGATTCGTACCGATACGGGTGGAAGAAGCCACCCGTCCACTGCGCCAAATAATTCCTGTCCTGCATTTGCTCCATATCATTCTCGTGAAATTTATGAAAAGGCTGGTGTGCTGACTGTGCGATTTTGGTTGGCACCAAACAAAATTACTGGTAAAGCACAGTTTGAGGACATGACAACTTGGCACAATAGGTGTGAAAGTGCGGGTATAACTGTGCCCGACTTTGACCTCACGGCTGTGCCACCAAACCTTCCAACTAAATTGTATGTGTGGAGCAAGTCGGGCGTACATTACCACAACAACGCTTACGACACACCTCGTGACCACATGACTCGTTCTCACTTTAGTGGCCTTGTGGATGCCATAGACCGCACACGACCCGTAGGTGCAATGGGCTGGTCGGGTGAGCGATACTCATACCTTAATTCGTTGAAAGTTACAACTTCATCATTTACCGATGCGACTTGTGATTACAACAACGCTACGACCATTACAATGGACTCAACTGCTTTACTCAAGAAAAACATGCTGGTGAGCGGAACAGGCATACCAGCGGGTGCGTTTGTGGTTTCAATCACCAATGCTACGACCTTTGAATTATCAGCAAGCACAACTGGTGGGGCTGTGACAAACGGTACGCTTACCTTCACCACGAACCTGTACGGTGCGGGCTTGGGTGCATGGCACGCTAAATTGGGCTTCTCACCTTACGGGCCAGCATCAAGTGTAATGAGTACATACAGCCATTTACCACACTACGCACCAATGCGAAACTCACCCGAAGCCAGTGGGCCAATAAGTGGAACAGATAACGATGAAACCATGCTCACTACACCCTACTCATGGACTTACGCTTCTACAAATACAAATCCTGCATATAATACTGATAAAACAGATGCGGAACACTCGGACTACTTCGCTAATCCCGTACACATCGGTGATGCAGATGCAGTGCCTCGTGCTCTTCATCACCCACAAGGTGTCTTTGGTCGTGCCTTCCTTGTCATATCGTATGAGGGTGAATTGGGTCTTGTAGCAAAGCGTGACCGTGACGGTGTGACTGCTATGGGTGATTGGTTGGCTGTTGTCAACAAAACTGCTGGTGGTGTAGCCGCCGCTACAGCCATCACCTTTGCTGGTACTGCACAGTGGGACGAGCGAATCCACAGTGTTGACAGGTTCGTTGCACCTGCTCACGGTGGGCCAAACATTGAGGCTCTTGTGACCAATTTGTCTCTACCTGCTGATGATATACCAGCAGACCCATTTTTGTTCAATGCGCCTCTTGCCGCTGATATTGAACTGTTTAACGCTGAACCATGCTATGCAAAGACTGGTGATTTATTCTTTGACCTTGATGAAAGCCCCGGTAGTTTCTTTTTGGAAGACGCTACCAGTGTAGAGCGCAACCTCATTACAGACCTCAAAACGAGTACCAGTGCTGAACTTGACCGATATGGCGACGATGCCAACTACTGGCTTGGCGACACCAACGCTTTCAAGATGAATCAACGCTCACCCGCCAAGAACTTCTCCGTTGAGCATGTTGTGTGGAAGCGTATGGATGGAGGTAATCTATCGTTACCAGCCGTCAATGCTCGTGGTCTTGGTGCTGTTCCATTTGTCACTCGTGTCTTGAGTAACACACCGCATACGATGGGAGAGAAATTGTACGGTATCAACCGATTCTCGTTTGAAACAACCAACAGTGCCATGTTCCCCATCATACAGGCGCAAGAGTTGGCACACCCACAAATCGCCGCCGCACATCCCGATGAGTTGCGAAATGTATTGGCCATCCCCAATGAGGAATTGCAGTTTGAAGAGATGCAAGTTGAAGACGACACGGGCCAAATCCACATCATTGAGGGCGGCTCGCCATTCGGTACGATTATTCGCACCTTCAACGCCGTGTCCGACCGTAGCGCAGAAGGGTTTGCGCCTGCAACCGCAGGTAGTGGTGTAGAGCCTAACCTCAAAGTGCGTCTGCCCCATCCCGATAGCATCCCCGGCAACCTTCTCATTCGTGCTGGATTTGACCGCCTGCAAGCCTACCAAAACGAAAGCATGGGCACTGGCGGTATGATGCGCCCAATGTCAAGCAGTAGCATCAAGCATTTGTTTACTGATGATACAAAGGGGCCACGCCTTGGTGGTACATTCAGCGACCACAACTGGGAACACATCAGCCAAGGTTCGTTCCCCGACCCGACATACGCAGGATGGGAAACAGCCACGGGCAACGCACCACTTGAAACATCCTACGAATTGCACGACCGCACACTGTTCTTCCACATCACGAAGAACGGCAACACGCACAGCCACCGCCACCCAACTTTCTACACACATGCGGGTGGTGTAGTCAACGCTGAATTGACGGCTGTATCGTTTAGCGGCACCACTCTCACTGTCAACACTGCTCCTAACGCTTCGCTGTTTAACGAATCTATTCGTGATGGCCGCAAATTCCTACGGTTGTATGACCCCACAACCGATAAAGGTGGAGTTGCATCGTTCACGGGTATCAGCAGTTCTACTTTCACAGGTTGTGTAGGTGATGCCGACTTTGCCGAATTGGTCAAGTCATCTATCACAACGCTCAAGGTCGTACCTTCGTATTACATCCCTGCTGGTAGCACTCGCTTCTTTGCATCACGCCGCTTGCGTGACCATGCGGAAGTGAGTGGCAACAGTCCCGACATTGTACACAGCACCTATATCACAGGATTAACCCTCAACGCTTTGTTGTGTCATACGGTTTATTCAAGGCCGAAAATGACACCAATGGCATTACCAAGAATGGGGCATCACTTTGTCAACCCTACAATGGCCATGCTCCCCGGCCATTTCGCTCATCCTGCATACCAAGGGTTGTACAACAAACACCGAGCAATCCGTTCTGCTACGGTTAAACCGCACGAAACCTTGTTGATGGAAGAGCAAACCATGAGCAATTTGAAGACTGACATCTCAACAACACTCACAAACAATTTACACGGTTACGATACCCTGCATACTTTCGGTGCGCTCACGGCCACACCCAGTGGGCCAAGCGACATACACGGTGGGGCTTTCACGCTGATGTTTGAGTCCAAGATTCGTAGCGACGGATACGGTGTGCTGGCATCCGAAGGACAGGCTGGTGTCATCAATGCCGCTGGTGGACACACCATCGTGTTGGAAGCCGCCGCTACCTACACCCTGCGTCATCACTTCCCCGACCCAAGTGAAGTGGGAGCATACCAAATCGTCATTCAACCTAACATCCACAAATCACAACTCATGGGTTATCACGCCAATGGTGGAGCAACAGCACTACCCGATGGTTCGGTTAATGAATTGACCAGCCAGCAGGTTGCACTGGTTATTGGCCTACGAGAACCCGACAGTGCCACGGGTGCTGTTGGTCTTGTGTTGGCTGAGGCTACGATGGCCGATGTACGAGGCTGTGAGGTGTTTGTCAATGAGTTGATTCTTGACCATGACCCCGACCACGGTAGCCAATTCACCAACATCCCACCGTTGATGCTGTACAACGCATTGGGTGTACAGGCAACCGAAAGCCCCGCCTTTGTCAAGCGTTCACTTCCATATCAACCACAAATGTTTGATAACGCTACACCGGGTATGACGACCAACATACCATGGTGGAGTATTGTCCATAAAGACGGCCCCGACCACGCTGACGCTACAGGGTTCCGCCATCTCAACCATCACCGACTTGACAACTACTACGAGTTCCTTCGTGCAAGCACAGGAAGCATAGCGTGTCAAATCACACTCGCAGGTTATCCAAGCATTTACCCCGACATCTACCACGAGGTGCTTGAAAACATCAGCCTCAATCCTGTGTGTACTGTAGTAAGCGTTGATTCTACAACTCAAATCACTGTTGATGATGCTCGTGGCTTCCCACAGAAACCGTATTACGGCAACAAGTTGGAATACACGGATGTAAACGGTGTACGACGCACACACACTTACACTGAGCGTAGCGGGTACGATTCAAGCAACATGAACAAACCAAAGCAGTTTACCATCACAGCCAAGTCTTCTTTCACCAGCAATCTGACCGCTGGCACAAAATTGCGCCTTACCCGTGCCTACGACTTCCGCCCTGCTGGTGCCATCTTTACAGACTCCAAGACCAGCATGGTGACACGCATTTTACCGCAGATGCTACAGGGTAGCCGAGATACCAACAGCCTACATGTGGCCGATGCCTTCCTGTGTCTATGGCACCCCAACCTTGGCCGACCACACACCTTCTACTCGGATTCCAGCCGTACATGGCTCAACCCGTTGACTGACCGTGCTGTTGCCCAAAAACCATTGAACAGTATGCCCGAACACTTTGAGACTGTACACTACCATGATGCGGCATACTACGCCAGCCTCGGCCCGTTTGCGTTTGACCGCAAAACGCCGGCCCCTCCATACGAAATCATTGCTCACGCCTCAGTTGGAACTAATGTGCCATCTACTGTAGTATCGGTAGATATTCCCAATAAACTCATCACCACAACTCGCAGAACTGCAAAACTTGTCGGTGGAACAAAAATAATGATTGATGGTATCGCTTACACGGTACAAGACGACGGTGGTAGTGTATTTGACAATCATGTACTTGGTGTTATGCCTGTTATTGAACCAATAGTCGCTACCATACCAATTGGTTCTACCATAATGGCACACGCTATCGGAAGTATGCTAACAGCCGATGTACTTGACACCACCTTTGGTAGTCCGATAATTGCTGGTAACTTTGACCCACAGGGTGGGCAGGCCGATGCTTCCGATGCCGCAACCAAAACCAATCTCAACCACTACTGGCCGTGTGGTAGTCGTGGTGGCCCACTCATCAGCCGACTTGACGGGTATGGGTATGTTTCTACCTCATGGGACTTCCCACGAGAATACACCTTTGACGGCCCGGTGTGGGCTGACCAAGACGATGACGGTTCGTATGTTGTCACCAACGGTGTGGTCAAATCCACATACGATGCGTTTACCGATGCAACATGCGACTACAACAATGACCCGACCATCACCATGGATTCTACGGCAAAACTTGTAGTCGGTATGGGAGTAAGTGGCACAGGCATACCGGGAAGTGCCACGGTTTCATCCATCACCAACGCTACGACCTTTGAGTTGAGTGCGTCCACCACGGGTGGGTCTGTGACGAATGGCACGCTCACATTCACTCCTGTACAAACACGCACCCGACCATTCGGTTATCGTATTGGCCTACGCCAACCCTACAACAAACCACAATGGTCGTTGTATGGTATGCGTGCATTCCGAGAAGCCGCTGTAACTGGGACAAACACCAGCGTGGGTTATCCACACGGCCCACTTGTGCAAGGCGAGACTGAAACATGGACATACGCAGGTGGTAGCGGTCTTTCCAATGGCACATACCCCAACACTCAACTCGGTATTATGGAACGGCAGACCAACTTCTCCGGTATGCTCGGTGTGGATAAACCCGAATGGCAGGTGCGCTACAGTGATGGAATGCGTATGGCTCGTGCTTTCGGTTGTCCTGTACGCACACTACGCAACGCAAGCGGCGTGCTACGAGATTGGTGGGGAGATGGAGAAGGAAAGGGCATCTACAAGTTGGATGAGGCTGTAGCGTACTATTTGGTGGACTGGTGGGGTAACACCCGTGGTGAAGAAGTACGCCGTCACCCTGTTCGTGGTTTCGGTATTCGCCCTGCGTGGGATGCTGGTGATGTGTACGAATATGACCGCACCGGCAACAAAACACCGTTTGACAGAATCTACAACGGTGGCTTCCCAATCATGAATACGAAAGCGTTGATAGATGCTTCGGGCAACATCAGTGTCACGACGGGCTTTACTATACCACGCTTTGCTGGACGGCTTAACAATGTAAACTCTAACGACGCTACTGAACTTGTGGATGTGTACTTCCCCACCAACGCTCACCGTGTTGGCGACGACGGGCACGGGCGTGGTTTGCGATACCCTACTGCCTTTAACGAGGATGTGTTGACAGCCCTTGACGAGCCGTATCACGCATCGGGTGTTGTGTTGTCTCATCACACCGCTGAGCCGAACATGAACGACGGCTACATCCGTGCTCGCAACGATGTGTTGCAGGCTGACGAGGTGCCTCGTGGTATCAGCGCACGCCTTGACATCGCAGAAGACGGCTTGCTCAAGCCGGAAGCCGTGGTAAGCGACCGTGTAGAAACCGTGAGCGGTGACTCTCCACACAAAGACGCTGTAAGCCGCAGTGCACCCCGCATTGGACTTGACACTGAGAATGTAGAGGGTGTGGATGATAACCTCATTGCCATCAACACCGAGGCTCACAGCCTACACTCCGACCGTGGTGTAGGCCAGCGTGTTATCGTGCATGGTGGTATGCAAGCAGGCTCGCAGACGATTGGCCATTACGACCTCACCGCCCTTGACTTCAGCGGCCAGCCGCAGGGTGGTGCTATGCGACTCTCCCATACCTCCAACTTCAACCCACTCGGCGGTACCTACATTGCAGAAGCCCGCAACTTCGTATCACCTATTGACGATACTGAATGGGGCGGCATTCCCACATCCGGCATGGCGTTGTGGCTCAAAGCCGATAGCCTTGATTTGGCAGACGGGGCGGCTGTAACATCATGGAAAGACAGCGGGCCGCATGGCTTTGAGTTCACACAATCTACTGCATCCAAACAACCAGTCTATATTGCGTCATCATCCAATGTGAACAACATGCCAGTTGTAGATTGTGATGGAACAGACATTATGAGTACACCATTTGATGCTCGCTTAAACACTACCGATGTAACACTCTTTGTCGTTGCTTGGTCGGATGACGACGATGGAAATGCTCAAGGGGTTTTGGAAACATTCGCAAACAGCCCAGTAACCCGTGCTGGTCATTCGTTGTTTATTCGGTGGGATTCAAGCGACAAGTGGCAGTGGAGAGGTGGTGCTGACACTACTTACACTGTTGTAAACTCCCCAAGTAATGCTGTAGTCGTTAATCAAGCAGAATTGGTTACTGGAACCATAGCAGGTGGAGATGGCGCAGGTAGCAACGCTAACTTTGAACTATTTTTACAAGGTGTTAGTGTAGGAAGTAGCACTGGTGCTTGGTATGTGGCTGATGAAGACCCATATGGTATCGGCCATGTAGGTTCGTTTGAATTAAAAGGTAAAATTGCAGAAATCATTCAGTATAATCGGGCTATGAGTACAACAGAAAGACAACAAGTAGAAGGCTACCTTGCGGAAAAATACGGATTCACAAACAATGTTTCACAATGGAAGTCCAGCAACCCATATCAAACCGACACCAACGGGCACCAGCGTACCAACCTCACCGACAAGCGCATTTCCTACATGTTGCGCCCAGTTCGTTTACTGGACAAACAACATGCCGAGATGTTCCGCTCCAACCTCAACTTGCACTCATCAAGCCCACAGTATGGTAGCAACTACTTCGGTGCCACCGCTGGTGGTAAGTACGGGCTATATGTGTACGAGACAACCAACGGTCAAGCATCGGCAGGCTCCTACATTCGTAGCACCAACCCCGACACCAACCCACCTTATGCGCCCGCATACTACATGGACATCAGTACAAGTGACACTGTGCCAATGAGTCAAGGCCCGAAAATCATCGGCACCGCCGCCACGGGCTTTGATTCATCGTTATTGGACAACGAGATTACTCGTGTCGTGATGAGTGAAAACACCCTGCAACACTACCGTGCAGATGCCGCTCGCCGCCGCACCCATCAAGAGGGCGAGAGCAAGGAAGAGCGCATGGATTACACCGTCCAGCCTCGTTTCTCCCAATCCCTGCATCCCAAAGGACATAAAGGAGATGTCTCCTACAATTCAAATGACCATAGTGGTGATGCTTCGTGATGGATTACGATTTTTGTGATTGTTGTTCGCCTGCTGAATTAGCCTTTGCTGTAATGAAGGCCAAAAAAAGTAAGCCATTTCATGGTTATAACCCAAATAAGCACAGTAAGAAAGGTGGACTGAACGCTAAAGGTCGTGCCGCCGCCAAGCGTAAGAGTGGTGCAAACCTCAAACCTCCCGTGACAACCAAACCAAGCAAACTCAAACCCGGCTCAAAGAAGGCAAAGCGTCGTAAATCGTTTTGCGCTCGCATGTCGGGTGTCAAAGGCCCGACCAGTAAAGGTGGTAAACTCACACCAAAGGGAGCATCCTTGAAGCGATGGAACTGCTGAGGTTAAGCCATGACCGTCCTCAAGAACACAAGGACTGGTCGGTACAGCACTGATGCAGATGAGGTCATGACGCATGTGCGTAAGCCCGTGTTCGTGGACAACGCCATTCATCACGGTCGCATCAGCGTGCAGAAGGCAAACAAGGCTAAGGTCACGGTAGAAAAGAAAAACACTCGTAATTTACAAGTGATGCCGCAACGCAATTACCGCATCCTTGAGGGTGAATCGTACATCCAGTTGTCGCATAACAATACCCCCGGTCATTCACTCAATACTGCCCCTTTCTTTGCTGATGATTTAATTTCCAGCACCAACAGCCCCATGCTCATCTACAACGCTGACGCATCAGCGCAACGCCTGTTGCCGCACACGGTTGAATCATCATCGTTTGGTGTGTTGGTAAACCTACGCAACATGAAGGGTAAGACGCTGGATGGTATCGGGTTCACTGGTCGCACTGTCAAACTCGGCCAGCCTGTGGATGTGGGCCTGCGTACCACAGACTTGGCTGTGCGCCTTGGTGAGTCCATCAACAGCGGTGCAACCAGCGTGAACATCTCACGCCCACAGAATGTCACCGCATCATCAGCACGCAAGCATAGCACACGCTTCGTGGGTCAAGACTTCAACAACATGAACCTCATGACCGCTCTGCGCTTCCTTGGCCGTCACGACAGCCGTATGCTCCTGCTTGACCGCTTCGGCAACCTGTTGTACATTCCCATCACATTCAGCGAGGCAAGCGTGTTCGTGGACAAGAACCTGCGATTCGGTGCCAAGACCGATAACCCGATTGAGAACATCGCTAACCGTGTCACTGTGCAAGGCCAGCCGTTGGCTCTCAATGACTTGGTGATTGTCACGGTGGACGATGTAGAAGGACAGGTAGAGGAAGTGCGAGAGGACAGCGCACCTATCGTGGACAACACCGCCCGCACCACCAACGCCGCCCGTCGTGTAGCACGGCAGGTACTCAAATCACGCTCGCTCATCCGTGGCTCTATATCCAGTGCTGGCCACCTCAACCTACTCAATCTGCGTCCCGGTATGACTGTCAAGTATGACGGTGGTAACAAAGTAGTTACTGAGGTTAAACACATGCCAATGAAGAACATGAGCGACCTCACAATGATGAACTTAGATACGGGTATTGAGGGCATCCTACAGGGCGTGGCCGAGGGCAGTAGCGTGGGCGCAAACGACAGCAACCCCGCCACCTATGTGCAGGTGGTGGAACAGAACTTGGCCTTGTTTGGCAAGGTGGAGTTGCGTATCGTATCGGTCGTTAAGGAAAGAGGAGTATTTAACACAGCATACCTTATCGGTGGTGTGAAGGGAACACATAATCGTGGACTGATAGGCGGAAATGGCTTGCCTATTGGAGTAAACAAGACAGTGGAAAGGAGGAACATCTATGCCGATTAGCGATTACATGCGAAGGTTGTTGCTTGACACACTCGCCAGCAACATCAACGAGGTGATTTTGGGCTTTGACGGCACACCAGCCACCACTGACGATGGCTCGGCGGGTCGCCCTGCTATCACCCTTACCCCCACCATCACCATCGTGGACGACACCTCTCTACTCGTTGAGGCCAAACTACCCTATGACACTACATTTGCTGACCAAATAAAGGAGGTGTACATCCAGTTCCGTGATACAAGCGATTTCACGCCCGTGGCTCGGTACACAATTTCCCCTATAACTAAATCATCAGCAAATGAATTAAAAATCCAAATCGCAATTGAGGTGGCATGATGACAGGCAATCCATTATCGGGACATACAGCGGCAAACCACGCATCAGCAATGACTGGTAGCGGGGTCTTTACAGACAGTTTAGAAGACGGTGAACATATCACCAGCCCCTCCCTCACAAACATGCTTGAGGGTGTGCATGGGAACGGTATCATCCTTGAAGAAGACACAGCAGGTACGGCAAGCATTCGTGATAATCCCGAAGACCTACCGGGTGTTTGTGAACAAGTCACGAACACATACACTGTGCGGGTAGCGGGTGGTCACGCAGTGCTTGATGGAGTGTTGTACAAGTTTGCAGGTGGGCCGGGTTCTTCCCAAGATGTGGAGTTGCAAACAAGTAGCCATCATGCTCGTCAAGGGAGCCATACCAGCACTTCAAATTACAGTGCACTGACCAGTGGACAGGAAGCCTTGATTGTCGTGTATGTAAGCACCAACACTGCGGAAGAGTGCATCACATGGGAATTGGGCACACCTGTGGCTACATCATCTAACACCTATCCCACTACACCTTCGGCATTTCTTAGCACTCCTTTAGCAAGTCTTGATGTAAAGCAAAGTGTTGTGCTTGCAGTTCTTCGTGTTGTTTATTCTGCATCGGGTGGCGACCTTAAGTTGTCCATCAGTGAAAGCAATGACAAGCGAGTGTTTGTGCGCCCTACCCCAATGTACCTTTCACCAGTGACCAGTGGGGCCGTAGGTGCTACAACCCCTGTGGACATACACACTGAACTTGATGCTTACAACCAAGATACAGGTAATTTCACCGCAAGCCGCTTTGGTGCGTTGTGGCAATCATTCGGCTCTCAAATTGGAAGCACAACTGCTGGCGATAGTGCGAAAGATGTACTGTACTACAGCGGCACCCACGCCGCCCGCTTTACCCGTTCCGTGTTTGACCGTGTGTTGACCAGCACAGCCACGAGCATTGACATCACCTCGGCTGATGCAAACATCCTCGTGCTAACACCCGGTGGGTCGTTTGCAGTTACTACAAGTGGCCCATTCCCTGCTGGTTACATCATTGAGATAAAAAACACTCATGGTTCAAATACCGGCACCTTCGCACTGACCAACTCTACCACATCAGCCATTGGTGATACCGCTGACGCTGACGGTGGGTATGCACGCTTTGTATGTACGGTGAGCCACGCCACCGACCCGACTTTTGTGCGGTTGCAGTGATTACTCCTCTTCGTCCATTGACGGGTGCAAATAAATACCCTTCAAACGATACGGCTTGAGTTTCTTCACTGATGGGTCAAGCCAAAAGAAGCCACACTTGCGACAGTGCAAGAGATACACACGCTCACTACCGTAGTCAATGAAGCGACCACGAAGGCGGCGAGGTATCTCATACGCTTTGCACACAGGGCACTTCTGCCTCAACTTGTCCATCAGTTTTCCCATGGTATCACTGCGTAGGGCGACGAGCCACGATGTCATCAATGCGTAGAATAGCGTTAGTGACCTCACCAGCACTCAGCACGGCTTGACGCACCAATGCTACAGGTTCAATCACACCATCAGCCAGCAAGTCCCGCACACCACCTTCGGTGACATCCGGGCCAACCGACACCCTACCCTGTAGGATTTCGTGGCGCATAGCGAGAATCGTGTCCAGTGGGTCATGACCAGCATTCTCAGCGATGGTGGCAGGAATGACCTCCAAGGCATCAGCAAACGACTCAATGGCCATCTGTGCCCGTCCACCCACTGAGGCGGCATGTTGGCGCAGGTGCGTGGCCATACGCACATAGGCGTTGCCTCCACCAACGACGAACTGCCCACTCTTCATGACCAGCGAGACAACACCCAGTGCGTCATCAAACCCACGCTCAACTTCTTCCAGCGTGTGCGAGGTAGCACCGTGCAAGACCAGCGTGGCCTCTTCATTCTCTTGTTCGCTACCAACAAATAAATACCAAATATCATTTTTTCTTTCACGAGTAATTGAAACATCGGCGGCACCTTCAATCTCTTCGGGCACCTGCACGATGTCAAGACCGGACATGCGACCCAAGGCACGCATGGATGATTCAGGCATACGACGCACGACCATGATACCGTTCTTCTTGAGGTACGAACACACCATGTCGCTCACACCATCACGCACGAACACGACACCGCCCTTGGGCATGGCATCTACGATGTGCTTTGCACTGGCCACCAAGTCGGCTTTACTTGCACCCTTGAAGGACTGATACGACTTAGCATCAAGTTGCACCTGCACATTGTCCTCAGCCTTCTCAGTCTCAAGACCCGTGTTGATGAGCAACATGCTTTGGTAATCGTTGTCACCTTCAAGCACGAAGTCCTTGTTGACAATCACACCGTTGTACAGGTATGAGTCCTCAAGTGAGCCACCGGGGAACGAAACAACCTTGACACTTTCAGCATCGCCAGCCTTCTCCACTGCGCTCACGCACAGTTCCGCCACGGCATCAAGAGCCGTTTCAAGGGTCTTACCAGTGATGGCGGTCTTGGCTACATGCACGAGCCTGTCACGGTCATCGCTGTCTTGGGCTACCTCATTAACGAGATACTTCACCGCCATTTGAGCGGCTTCGTGATAACCACGGCAAATCACATTGGGGTGCAACCCCTTCTCAAACAGCATCTCGCTGTTGCCGAGCAGTTGTCCCGAAAGGACGACCGTACTTGTTGTTCCATCGTAACACAGCGACTCTTGGGTACGAGCGACTTCTGCAATCATCTTCCCACCGGGGTGGGAGACATCCAACTCTCGCAGGATTGTTGCTCCGTCATTCGTGACGATGACATTACCGCCACCATCAACCATCATTTTGTCCATACCCATCGGGCCAAGCGTTGTCTTGACGGTTTCTGCAACCGTCTTCGCCGCCCGAATGTTGTGTATCTGTGCTTTTCCGCCTTTTGCGCTATCTTTTTCTGTCATGTTCTTCACCATTCCACTTCTATTTCTACAACTTCTCCCGACTCAAGGCTCCTTGAGAGGACATGTCCCTCGGCTTTTCCAAACTGATACAAGTCGTAGGTAAGTTGAGCATCGCTTAAGCAATACTTCGCCACCTCATCATACCGGCCTTCTCTCCAAGCCACGGGTGCATCCGCACTGTTCATCAACTTATTGGTGTTGAAGGTGTGCTTGGTAAGCATACCAAGCGATGTATCCACCCTCCCAACACTTAATGCGGCACTGCGTACCAAGTTGCGAGTATCAACGACAGCATCCGACTTCATCAAGTCGCTGGCTGTCCAGCAATCCAGTGCATCCCTCAGCACTGGTAAGTCAAATGCCTTTATGTTGTGTCCAAGGATTTTACCACCCTTCTCCACATGGTTGGCTAAATCGTCACCGAGGGTGCGTGGGTGCAAGGCTTTCACCTTGTTGTCCACATCCAATCCCTCGTTGCAGTAAATCGTTCCATCGTGCCCGTCCCATGTAGCGACCACCGATGGCTCAAACAAGTGAGTGTTGTGCCACCCACCTATTTCATGAGAAAAGTTCGCAGTTTCAATATCCAGTGCCAGTATGTCGCTCATTGTGCATCGCCTACCTTGCGAATGAACACACGCCCACCGCTCTTCTTGCTCTTAAACAGGGAGCCACCGTAATCCTTGAAGTGTCTTTCGGCGGTGCTCTTGGACACCTTGGCTTTCTCCATGTAGATGTTGAAGAACATGGAGCGTAATCGCCACCCGTCGCCATGCCCATCAATCTCGTAGGCTTGACATTCATTGTAAGCGGCAATCATACCCTCATGAGCCTTAGACTCTTTCTGCTTGTTGCCACCAACCTCAACTGAATCCTCAAGCCATGCGATGAGGTTTTGGAATAAGTCAATCAAAATCTCGTGAGCCAAGTCCACATGCTCCGCAGTGACCTCCCACTTCTCATCAAGGATAGCCATGTGTACTGAGAAGATACCCAAGTAGTTCTCAATGGCGGGAGTAAACGATGCCACAATCTCGGACATGGATGGACTCATGTTTCGCAACAGGTCGTACAACTCATCGGACGCTTGATACAAAGCCGTTTGATAATCGTCGGATGGGGTAAACATCTCCCACATGTGCTCCTGTACAACTATCTCTTTGTCATCACCGCTCATCTCCGACCACTGTGTGAAGGTGAGTTCACCCATGTCAAGTAGGCGGTCACGAATACGCTTGTCTGTATCCTTGAAGTACGCATACAAATCATCCTTGGTGATTTCATTCTTGGGCGGTCGGCCAAAGAATGTACCAAGACGGCGATTGCTTACCTCCTGTCGCTCATCCATGTCCCAGTGGCGATAGTACAACAGCACACGCTGAAAGATACCCTTCGTGAGAACATAATCTTTGACACCCTTTGGTGGGTAAGTGGTAATCCACAACGACACCATTGAGGGACACTCAATTTTGTTTCCCTTCATGTGCTTCACGAGTGTGTTGTTGCCGCTACCCACAGGGTTGCACGCCGTCTGTAGGTACAATACTGTCTCTTGGCTGTGCTTGTTGGGTGTAAGAAGGATGGAACCTTCGTCAAAATTGATACCCTTACGCCCCGCAAGAAGACCCTCTACAGTTTCTACATCACCAGTAGGTTTTCCTTTGTCATCAAGAATAGCGTTGGTTGAGCCAATCAAACCTGCATCAGTACCCGATGCAAACAACTCAAAGGGAATCTCAGCCTGCTCCATAATGTCACTGATAAAGTTCCAAGCGATTGATTTCCCTGTACGGGACGGTTGAATCCAAAAGACATGCACTCGCAAGTCAAGGTGAGTATCACCAGTAGGTAACCGGAGGTATGGTAGTGTAGTTTGTCCTTGAATGAAAAAGAATGACAGCAAACCCGGCATCTCATTCTTCATTGAGGTCTGTGAAAAGTGATGAAGGTAAGCCTTCAAAATGGGGAATCGTTCAACGGCACGGTATTCTTTGAGTAACATGTTCTTCATCCCCTCTTTCTTTGCCGATTTATATACTCAACGACGAACCCTGCGCTCTTGACGCACAGGCTCCTCACTCGTTAGTACATCAACAAGCATCTTTCTTCTCACTTCTCCAAGCCCTTTCACCTGCTTGATGGATTCGGGGAAGCACATCTCCTCAATGTTCCCACACTTCTCAAGCAACTTCTCGGCTGTCTCCTGTCCGATACCCGGTACAGTCATCAGCATGTCAAGGCGTAAGTCATTGGAGGCTACACGGCGTATCGCCTGCGCTCCGTGCTTGCTCGCTGGCTTGTGTAGTTTACCATGCAAACGCACAATGAACGATGCGGCTTCACTCACATTGTTGCAGTAAAACACTTGGCAATCAAAATCAGCCATCAACCGAGCCATTGTGCCTATCAATTCATTTTGCACTTTTGAATATGAAATTTTTGTTCGCCCATTCCTTTTCGCCATGGCGATGTATTTGGCGATGTCGCCGTGTACGACAAGGAAGAAACGCTCGTAGTTGGCATCCATGTTATCCAGTTGTCGCCACAGGTGTCCACTGTGGCTTGACTGAAACAAATCACCTATGCTCTTGGCTTCAACGCACGCCCCACCAAGTTGGTAGTCTCCAACCACCAACACTTGGCGTGCCACGGTTAATCCTGCTTTAGTGGCCTTGCGCTCTACGGATTCGCAAAGCAAGCCACGCTCATTGCTGTCAATTATCAGTTGGGGTTTCATCCTTTAACCTCCATACACCTTCTTCTACAAACTCTACATTCTTCATGGATGAGAGGATTGTGCCTATGTGCTGTCTTGTTGGTGATTGTTTCAAACTGAGACACCCATCGTACAGTGTTTCAATTGAAACAGCACCATTTGTTTCGTAGAGCATTTTAGTTAATCTCTTGATAACCCATTTATTCCTCATTTAATTCACACCCGTACCATCGTAATACTTGCACTTTCCCATACAGAAGCCTTCAGTATATAATGTTGAACAGGTGGCATGAGAGTATCCTGTCATGACAATGCTCCTCACTTGTTCCTCAGTCTTCTCGTATCGGTAGTCCACCCATTCCTGTTGTTCACAGATACTCACGATGTTCCTTATGTGTTCTTCCTTCTCTTCGTTTCCTACACGCCAAGCAGGGAAGAACATACGGAAACGGTCAGCCAAGTACGATGCGAAATGATACCTTGCCCGGTGCGGTGGGTTGCCCCCACCCATGGCCGCTTGAGATAAACAAGGGAGGATGTGAATGTCGTTGAGTGATACGGTAGGCAAGTCCACCGGCTTGAGGTCATAATTGACAGCAAACTTATTTTCAATTAAATTCATCAGTAATTTATTTTCGCCGTGGGCGATGTACCCACTGTGTGCTTCCATACCCTTGTCCATCAAACCGTCAAACGAGAGGGTCATCACCTCTTCACTGGTGAGTGGTACAGACCACGCACCGCGCTTGGCGTTGTACGAGTTGGGTATGCGAATCATACCACTGGTATCAAACATCACAGTTGGGTCGTTACAGTTTAACGGCCCAATTTCTTTTTCCCATGATTTAATCAACACCCGCCCCGACTGTTTGATGCGAGAAACCTCGCTACCACTTTTCGGTACGAGTGTTTCAGCCAACGGAATCCATACATGGAATCCACCACCGCTAAACCAAATGTAGTGTAGGGTGTTGCTACTCATAAGATATTGATGCAGGCGGCGTACCTCTTCCTGTGGTACATCAAACGCTACATCAGCACCTTTGTTGTTAAAGTCCTTGCAATCAAAGTCCATCACAAAGTGATGAATGAGTGGTGTGTTGTAGTCCACACGGTGGTGCTTTGGTGCCTGTGTCGCTGTGTAGCCGTAGGCAGTGAAGTACACATTACCGCTACCACTCTTGCCTCGCCAATAGGATTCTAATTCCTCAGCGTTTTTTACCATGCGCCGCCAGCCCTTATCCCCAGTGCTTGATAACTCAAGCACCTCACGAGGATAATCAATGGGCACGAAGGGCACTACAATCACCGTAGGCTAAACAGGTATTCGTTCAAATCTTTCTTCAAACTATCTTGCGTATCGGAAATGTTTTCACTCTTCATGTACCATGCTTGCACGGTGTAGATGATGTCCAGTGGGCCAACGGTGTGTGGTGTTTCACCAATACCGCTGTCCATGAATTGATGCAAAGTTGTTTGCCTGTACGACTTTCGGATGAAAGCCGCACGGTTTGGCAAATTGCCTTGCTTCGTCACTTGGACTCGCACCCTGTACTTCTCTTCGTTCACTGTGTCGTTCAACACTTTTTCCAATAGCATCACTGCATTTCTCATTGTTTTTCCTCCATTATATCGTCAAGGAACTCATCAGTTAGTGACCAAAAGGAACAGTGTTCCCTGTGGTCGCACCACGAACATTTCATGCCGTTGCGTTCCAACAAGTCCTCAAGTGTTTCATCTTCTCGCTTCCTACCCATCCATGGGTCGGGAGGGAAGTCCATGTCTATGTGAGCCTTCACCAGTTTTTCAAGTGCCTTCTCCACAGACTTCATCGCCGCCCACTTCTTCTCAGTAGGCTCGTAGTAAATCGTTGGGCCTTCGCCCCCGTTGATACCCCCACCGGGAAACTCCCATCCCCAATGGGTGATGGGTAGGAACTCAGCGTGCTTGCTGTGTTCCAGCATCATCTTGTAAAACGCCATTTCTTTTCGCATGGATGGGACTTTGCTACGGGCTTTGTACTTACCCGTCTTCAATTCCATGAGAGCAAAGCCGTCATCATCAGCAAACAGCGTATCAATGAATCCATTGATGTGAATAGGAATAGCCTCGCCGTCCACTTCTACAAACCGTGTAGCGTGGACATTGGCCTCAACTCCCGTAGGTCGCCATTGCTTACCACCAGTGTGCAGGAGGCGTTGGAACTGCCACTCAGTCCACTGAGCAATCTGCTCATCCTCACCATAAATGTAAGGTTCGGGTGGTGTAGGGATAGCGGCGTAAAACAATTGGCGAGCCTTGGGTACATCATCAGCCAGTGCCAATACCTCAACCTCTTGTTCAGTAGTGAAGTTTGCCCAAAACCATTCCATCATGTCGTGGACATTCAACCCACGAATGTGGTGAGCGACTGTCTCTCCACGCAAGCCCTTGAACTTCTCAAGGTAGTATTGCTGGCGACACCAACCGAAGGTACCGAGGCTTGACTTGGTGACCCGCAGTTTCTTGTCGGGCGTGAGCAGTGGACTCCACGCATAGGTACTCATGCGGTAGGACTCGGCCTCCTCCTCGTGGCCTGTCTCAGCGAGGTAGTCCTCAATGAGTGGACGACTATCATCACCGTTGGGGTTCCATCTCATTCTTCCACCTCATTGAAATGAGAGCCACCACAATCACAATGTTGCCAGCAAAGCAACTTTTCCTTCTTACAAGGGTTGTGTGGGTTGTTGTAGTGAGGTCTGTCGTGGTGAACGGGAACTTGACATCGTGTGCCATGTACAGTAATTGCCTCACATCGTTTAGGATGTGTATTGTGCTGGTCTTGTGAGTATATCTCTTCTTTGTTTGGATGAGGTGCCATTTGAATCATGCTGATACCCTCTTTGAAATTAAAAATATATTCTCTCTTTTCTTGTTCCAACAACTTGATAGCCTCACCATAAGGAATTTTTTGAGTTTCAATTATCTGCGACACTACTTTGTGTAAAGGAACAGGGGAATTATCGTCGGTGAGTTCTTCGTATGCTTCTTTAACAGGAAAGAATTTTTCTTCTACAGGTGTTTCCATCTCAATCAACTTCTGCAAGTACACGGCCAAGTCCATGGCCTCTTCCTGTGCATGAATGAGCCATTCAAGGCGAGACAACGGGGCTGTCTCCATAGTCACCCCGTACTTGTTCTTGCCTACTTCCGCTCGCTGTGCAATCTTCTTACACACTTCGTCTTCAATTCTGCTCATCATATCACCACAGTTTTCTCGGCACTCGGCGTGCCGTCAGCCTTTCCAAATCCCAATCAAGTGTTTCATACACCAATTTTAATTTACGATGAATCCATTTGTCAACGATGGTTGTCCAGTCAATGCCGTACTCACTGAGTTGTCGCTCATCCTCGTAGGCCACCACATTGCAGTATGGTTGTCCTTCGGGTACATCATCTACAAACACCCACCTTACGCTGTCGTTCTTCTTGTAGCCTGTACCAAGATGCTCGTTGGAATATCGTGCCGCCTTAGCGGGGTTGGGTACCACCTTGTCGTAGTCGTCCAAGTTCTTATTGACACGCCCATACGAAGAGGCATCAGTAGCGGGCCGCTCACCCAAGTACACCTCACGGATAGCGGGACGAATCTCATCAAAGATTTCCTCTTCCTCACTTCCAGTGGAAACCATTCGGAATACTTTACCCAGTAATTCTTTTGTCAGCGGTGGCGCACTTGAGGCTTTGATGGAGAAGCCAGTCACTTTCATACCACCCTCTTCTTCGGGTGGCCATGACTTGACACCGAAGTTACGGTTCTTCACATTACCAGTAAACCAGTACGGGAAGAACGCCTCCAACTCCACATCAAGGTACTTCAGCCCCATCTCTTCTTGTGCGATGGTGGTGAGTTTCTGTGCTACTTCTTCAGCCTCCTCAAAGGGTACTTGGATGTAGCATGAATCAGTGTGGCCAGCCAACGCACGGTACCCCATCTCTTCGCTACGCTCTACCAGCATGGCGATGGATTGTCGCCCAAGGTAAGTGATGGACTGAGCAATCTCATAACTGCTCCACTGCCCACGAACCTTGCGACTACCCACCATACCGTAGATGGCATTCACTGAAACCTTGACAGCCATCTGTAGCATGTTGTATCCCAACTTCTCATCGGGGTCGGTAGCCTCTTTCATCATACCTTTGTAGTGCTTACGAAGAGCGAGTAGGTCTTTGACAACCTTCGGAAGCAAACCTTCCTTGTCTTGCTTCCAATGGAATACACCACCCGTGCCGGGAATGTAGTTACCATCATCACCCAACTTAGGTGGGATGTCAAGTGTGAGAACATTGGGGCCGGGTTGGTCAGTAAGTGTTGTGTGACACAAGTTGGCGGAGAGAATGATGTTCGGGTATAGGGATGCGAAATCCTTCAACGCCACATTCATGTGACGACCCGGTACAGGAGGCATTACCCATGCGGCCTGTAGTTCGGGCCGTTCCTCAATGTAGGAGGTTGGTGCCTTGAGATTTGTTTTACGACCAATTAAACCACGGAAGTATCGGCTCACATTGTGCGTGCTACCGAACTGTACACCAGCAACTTGCTGTAGTGCGAGGTGGAAATCAGTGCAGTTGAGTTTCTTGTCAATGTCACGAAGCAGTGTAGTATCCACCAAACAGTAATCCACGAAGTCATCATAGTATTCAGCCCAACCGTTGTGTACGGTCATGCCTTCTATTTCATCAGTAAGTTTGTGACCAAGTCCGAGTTCGGTGGCGAACCAATTCAACTTGCGTTGCTGTGCTTGCCCACGCCCGCTCTTCTGCCACACACCCTCAAAGCCACTACCCTCAGCCGCTTGAGCCGCTGTGTCAAACACCAGCCGCCCTTTGATGGGTTGAGCCGTGGACTTGTATCCCGACCCGTCCTTCTTCGGTGGGAGGAAGTAACCAATGGGAGACATGTCGTGACGCAGGGCACCCATACGCTCGTGCAACTTGGGTAGGTCAGCCCATCCACCAGCGTGAGCAATCAGCATGTCGGGGTCGCACTCCTTGAGGTGTTCAAGGAAACCCATGAGCATCTTGTCCTCATTGGGGTAGGTACGCAACTCGTACCCTTCGTAGCGGTCAATCCACTCGGTCTTGGTGATGGTATCACGAATGGACTCTTGACTCCAAGCGAACACCACATTGTGTTCAGCGTGTGTGTCAGCCACAGCCATGACCGTGATGGCACCGTCGCCCGATGTTTCCCACTCCAAGTCGTAGTACCACTTGCGTGGGTGAAACTCCGGCAACTCATCGGGATAGTTGGTAAGAAGGATTTGGTCAAGGTAATTCAAATCGGCTTCGTATGTCCACTTGCCTACCAAGTCTTTGATTTCCCACAATTGATTGGGGTGGTTCACCTGCACCTTCCACAACTTTCCACCGTCAAGTCCTACACCAACCTCGTCCTTGAGTACACGGGCATGGATGTTGCGTAAGCGATTAAGCACCCAGTTCGGTGCACCTTGTCGTACCCAACAGAATGGATACACATACCCCCTGTCTTCGTGGGTGATGTAGCGTTCCTTCAACACCCCGTCAGCCCTACGAGTACGCTCGTAAATGGTGAGCGGTTCGTAGGGGTCATCGGAGATGAAGTCAATAATCATCAAACATCACTCTCGTTTACAATCATCAGTAAAGTATTCTGTTGCTCAAAGATGACCAGTGTATCATCACCCATGTAGAGGCGGGCCTCACCATCGTCAAGATACTGCAAACAAGTGGGTAGCCATTCACCGAAGTGTGTCTGTACGGTAGCATTCGGGCCGTCCGTGTCAAGGGCAGGTAGAGTGGTAAACAGGCGACCAGTAGCCGCCTTGCCAGCCACGATACCAAACTCACCCTCGCCGCAGTGGATACGCATCTTGTACATGGAGTCTTTGGCCAGCAATCCTTTCATACCAGCCAGTGAAATCAAGTCCTTCGTCTTGAGCGTAGCGTGTACGGACAGTTCATCATCAGCGAACTTGCTCCATCCCTGTGCCGATGCCTTCTCAAGTAGGGCACGCACTACCACGGTCTTGGCCGCTGAGGTAATGTCGTCAGTGCTTGGTAGTTGCAGTTTGTTCCCACCAGCCTCCAAGTGAAGTGGCTTTGTCTCAGCCGTCTGCCGTAGCGTCACGCTATCCTGCTTGCTGGCCTTGAGGAAAGCAATTGCTTTTTCCAGTAAAGCAATGTGGATGATGCCCTCATCCTCAATGGTGACACCAACGAGTTGCTTACGCAGGTAGTAGGTTGCGAAGCCCACCTCAACCGTCAAGCGGTTGCCAGCACAACTCATGCGTACATCAGTCACGCCCTTACCAAACGAGGTAAGGAAGTCCAGCAAACTCTTTCTGTCAATTACTACTTTCGTCATATCAAATCACCTTGTAAGAGAGGGGAATGGAAGGAGGGGAAACACCGAACCAAGATACAAAGCCCCCTTAGCGTGCAACCTAAATTGCACAAGCCATGAAACATTGTCCATTCATTACCTGCTAAAACCTCTCTCAATTACCGGGATGCAACGAGTATCACAAACTCCCATCATACAGTTCGGGCAAGCCAAACCATTCGGGTTCACCATTAGGACGAGTCACAAACACAGTGCGTGTTTGGTCTTGAAGTTCCGGGTTCGTCTTGCATTTCTTGAAGCGAGCCTTGTACTCCGTCTTGACCAATTCGTTCTCGTCGTTGTAGTGTTGTTCCTGCTCCATCCAAATGATGGTAGGAAGGTAGTTGTTGGTCTTCTTCTCCCACTCCGGGGCGAGCGTTGTCTTGTCGCTCTCCTTGCCGTAGGAGAAGTTCGTAGCACGAAGGTGAGTCTCCCAAAAGACACGAACACCAGCACGCACAAGGCTACGAGAAAGAGCCGTGAGTTGGTGGAACCGAGTGTTGCGAATCGCCCAATCGGACTGTCGCTCCACACGCTTGGCCTCACCAGCACCACGGATGTCAGCCGACTCAATGCCGTCCTTGGCCAGTCCCAAGTCAATGATACGCATGTTGTTGGTACAAATCTCCAACCATGAATCAAGGCCACTCACGAGTACACCCCAAACATGTGCCTCTCCACTCTCCACTTGTTGGAGAATGTAGCGCATGATTTTCATCACTCGGTCATGCGTACCGGGGTAGTCGTAAGCCGTGCGGTCATTGACCCCCATCTGCCATGGCTTCCATGACTTGATGTTGGGGTTGTTGTTCACTGCTGAATTAAGCATGGCAACTCCCATGTCAAAATCAATCGCAGGCATGATAGCGTCGGGATGCTTCTTGAGGTATTCTCCAAAAGCGTGAGTGACGACACCCGATTTACAGGTACCATCAAAACCAGCCAATCCAATGAACATGTGCTGAATGTCTTGTTCAGTCATCTTCGCCTCTTCTGCTCGCATGTCAGCGAACATGTCTCCACCTGTCATGGTGGTGACAGCCATAGGCGGCTGAGCCTTCTCTTCTTTCTTGATTTCTTTTTGTGCGTTTGCTGTTTGTCCAAATCCTGCCATGTTTCTTCACCTCAGTTGAATTGCTCCGTACCAGTGTCTCCGCCGGTCATTCGGCGGCGAGAACGGCGTGGGTCTGCATAGACACCGAACACCGTTAGTTTTGGAGTAGTGAGTCCATCTCGTGTCTTGAGTCCAATGCGACCAAACACGAAGACGGTGGAACGCTCAGCGTAGGGGAAGGAGTCTTCGCCCCAGTGGGAGGTGAACGGTTGGGTACACTTACCAACGGCACCGGGCACCCAACAGTCAATGTCTCCACTGATACTGCTTGAAAGCGTCATGTTGTAGTTGTGGCCTTCCTCGTCGTACTCGCTCTCACGAGGCTCGGTACTCATGCGAGTGACCGTGCCCTTGGTGATGACCAGTGGCCCGAAGGAACGGCGTTCTCCGCCAGCATCGTAGAACTGCTTGCGCTCTTCGTATGCTTCCTCCAACGAGTCAACAGGGACAAACAACTCATGGAAGTCGGGGTTCGTCCAAAATCGTGATGGTGTAAGGAGAGGGCGCAGGTCGTCGTTCACGAACTCATCAGTGTAGTTCACGGAGAAATCGTCGTAGGTGGTCAGCACATCCTTGAATGCCTCACTCCCACCCTCACGGGGTGGGATGACCGGCACCTTGCATGGGCGACCAACGGTGAGATTAGCGTACACATTGGCACCAGTGAGGTCAATGCGCCACATACCAATGTTGCCGTTCTTCACGAAGTCTTCTTCCTCGCCACCGAGGAAGTAAGCGTAGCGACCCATCTTCTTGGATGGAGCGGCCTTGCCGTCCCATGTCGTGAGACACACAAACATGTTCTCATGCTTGATTGCGTATGGTGGAGTGGGATTACCCTCCACAGGAATCTCGGTGGAGACTTGCCCTTCTTTGTTGGTCAAGTGCCACACACCATCGTTCTTGGAATATACACCAAGGCGACCACTGCTGATGGCCTGTTCGGGGTCGTCCTTGAACAGTTTGAGATTGGAACGCACAATGTTGGCGAGCCTGTCACGCTTCTTGTCAGCCACACCGAGGAAGCATCCAACCCATGTTTGTAGTCGGCTGTTGCCGCCACCGCTTGAGCGGCGTGTCTCAACAACAAGTTGTTCAGCCCAATCAACCAGTAGGTCTTCGTCTTCTGTGCTTGGGTCAGCGCAACCGTATTCGGTAGCAATGTTCTCAACGAACTGCTTTGTGATGTCAGCCAATGGTAGGCTCACCCGCTCAGCGTATGCTTTCAATCTGTCAATGACACCGCTTGGTAGTCCAGCGTTGGCGTTGCTTTCGGAAGCCGCCCCAAAACCGTTACTTGTGTTATCATCAATGTCTTCGTATTCATCTGTGTCTTTCCATGTACTCATGTTTCTTTCACCTCTATTTGTTTCTTCAATCGTGCGACAAGGACATCCACATAGGATTCCCCCGACCCGCCCCATTCATAGACATACTTCATCATGTCTCCCCACACTACCATGATGGCAAATGTGGTGTCAGCATCGTTATCAAAATGCTTCCGAATGGCACGATGGAAGTTGTTCATGAATGACAACTTATCGCCCGATGAATGTAATACCTCAATGAGATGTTCTCGCAACTCGTTCCACTTGTTGCTGATGGTAAAGTCCCACCAATCATCATCACTTTGTTTGACCGTGAATTGTTTGATTGCATCAGCCGTCTTGGGGATGCGCTCAAGGGAGGCGACAGCCGCTCGCAAGTCGCCACCGTGATACTCCACGACATCACCGTAGAACGGTTCCCAGTCAGTAGGGACACCGCACGACTCGGTGAGCCGTGTAAGGTGAGATGCACCATGCTCAGCGGAGACACGGCGAAAGGTGTACACCGTGCATCTACTCTTGATTGCAGGGCGGATTTTGTCAGCATAGTTGGCGGTGAGGATGAAGAGAACCTTGGCGGCATATTTCTCCATGATACCACGCATGGCATCTTGGGCTTGATTGGTAAGGCCATCGGCCTCATCAAGTACCACCACTTTCCTCTTTGCTCCAACACCGCTGAGTCGTGCGAAGTTCTTCACTTCCTCTCGGATGTGAGAGATACCTCGGTCGTCGCTGGCATTCGTCCACATTACATTCATGTCATTGTAGGCACCACTGAGCATGGTGCGAGAAATTGCATTGGCGGCACTGGTCTTGCCAGTACCCGGCTCCCCGATGAACAGAAGGGCCGAGGGGTAATCCCCCGTCTTCTCCCATTCAGCGGCATCCTCTACGAACTGCTGGTTGCCCACCACTTCGGATGGGTGAACAGGTCGTAATACTTCGTTCCAAGTCATTTCTTCTCAACCTCTCTTTCTTTGCTGATTTATATACTCTTCAAGGAATCGCCGTATGCGTCCCAAGCCTCAGCCCAATACATGAACTTCTTCCAGTCCTTCCCAATTTTCTTACTGCGTCGTGTACCATCATCCTTGAACGATACCTTGGGGATGGGGTTCTCTTTGAGCCAGTTCATCTTCTTGATGTTGATAATGTCGGACTTCCCCATCAGTGAGTGATACGGTTCAAGCAGTTCCAGTACCCGCCACATGTCTTCACCACCCAATTGGAATCTACCTAACAAGGAAAGCCCGTGCGATTGTAGCCACACCTCAATGCACTTCTTCTGTTCTTCCGTGCTTGAACGCTTGAAACGAATATGAGTCACGGTCTTGAAGCCGTATGCAAATGGATGCCGCTTTACCTGTACCACGAACTGTAGTTTGGTGAGAGCAAGACCGAGGCCAATTGATTCAAGATGATTCATCCTCGCCACCTACCACTGCGAAGTAATCCAGTATGTCATCCACATCGCTCTCACCTTTGTTGTTCTCTACTTCTATGAACTTCAAGTGCCACTCTTCGTTAGGACTCCAAGTGTACATGAACTTGGCAACCAAGCAATCCTCTACATGTTGAAAGGCGTAGCGAACACTTGCACTCACCCCACGCCTTAGTAGTGCTTCATTCAATTGAAGCGGCAGTTCATTCATTCTATGTGTCGTTGTCTCCACAACTTCGCCAGCATCGCTAAAACCGATAACAATCTCATACCCTCCTTTGTTCATGTTGCGTACAGTCATGACTTGTCCGTACAGTGTATTGCTTCCTTTACTCAGTAAATAGTAGGTCAAATTTTTGGGTTCTTTATATCCACCTGTCGTTTCATGAGCAATTAAAAATCCACCCTTGGCATATGAATCCAGTAGTACCTGTGATTCATTCCAGTGAAACTTATCTGCCATAGCGTTCTTGTACGATGAAAAAGGTAGTTTGTCGTTTGTTGAGTGATGGTAGCCCGTGCCAAGTGGGTTTTCCCACATCCAACACTCAGCGTCACTATCCAGCAACGGTGTGAACTTGGTGTTCAGTGTGCCGTTTCGGTTCCTAACCACTCCATCACCCACATGTTTCAGCGTACCACAGTCGGGCACGAACCACCACTTGTCGGGTACTCCGCCCTCCCATGGCTCTAACCGCTTGAACGGCTTGATGTCGTCCGAGATTTGAAGGCCATCATAAATGACAGCCAAATGAACATCAAAAGAAAAATCTCCATTTAATTTACTCATGATTTTAATCCACTTGAGGAAGCGGTTCCGGTAGGCTGTCCAGTAATAGCCAATCGCCCACCGCCAAATGACTGTGGCCTCTTCCTTACTGATTGAATGACAGAAGGGTAGAATCCAGTTGTCCACAAGGTGAGCGGAGCGCATGAGTTGTACTGCCTCTTTGAGTGTGTAATCACTCTCCTCCTCGCCAGCCTCCATGACCAGCCCATCTACAAAGGGACTATCACCTAACACCTCAAGCAAACGCTCAAGCATCACACCGCACTCATCAGCCATGGCTGTCTTGAGTTTGTGTTGTGAGATTGAGAGTTTGTCATTGGTATTGACGAACTCCCAAAGTTCCTCACACTCACGCTTGCTAATTTCTTTCACCAGTAATTTGTTTGGCATCCGAGCGAACAAATCACTGGCCCTCGCCAGTGTAAGCATGTGCTCACTCCTCTTCGGTGTTGCTCTTGATGAGGCAAGTGATACCCCACAACCAAGGTGGTACCCTGTCCTCGCCACGGAACTTACCCATGACGGTCACGGTGCGGTTGCTGTAGCCTTCATCAAACATACCGCTGTCAGCGAAGTCCTTGAGTTGTTCTCGTGTGAGAGCAATGTACTCCTTGTCTCCGTTGCGCCAGCGCATGAACTCGTCGTCGCCAGCCAGCAGGTGAAAGTCATCGGGGTCAATCGTGTTATCCTTGCCGCAGTTATCGCAACTCAACACGACACGCCACAGGTCAATGGGGGTCGTGCCGCCGTTGCTTGTTTCAGCATCAATCGTTTCCACATACTCGTACACCGACTTGGAGAAGTCGTTGTTCGCCAACGGGAAACCGCACTCACAAGTCCATGACTGAGCAACCTCCTGCTTCGCACGGAAGTTCATCTCAGCCTGTGCCGCCGGGTCAATCGGTGGTGTCACCATCTCCAACCCATCGGGCTTCTCCACGGTGTAGCCACACGCTTCCATGAGGAGCGTGAACTTCTCGTGGTGTTCCTGTGCCAGCGGGTGGTTGAGCATGAAGATGAGTGCGTAACTTGTCTCACTCATCTTGCGATACTGCACACCGCTGTCGTCGGGCGACCATACACTGTCCACAGGCATACCGTGAAAGTGTTCGTTCCCCCATGCAATCAATTCTTCACTCGGTTGCCATTCCATTGTCCTCACCACTTACCTTTCCGTTATCAAGTTGTTCATCCATTCTTCTTTCCCTCCCACCATGTGGGTGGCTCTTCATCGCCTACCCAAACAAGGAGTCTGTCGTATATGTTGCATTGAACTCGCAGGATGGAACCGTAGTCCTCCCACACATCACCGCTGTCTCGTCGCACGAGGAGCATGATGTGGCACTCGTCCTTCATCTCAGCGTCAAGCACTTCAGTCATTCTTGCTCACCTTCCTCGCAGTAGCGTGAAGGGGCACGCTCGCCATCATCAACTACAAGTCCACAATGAACGCATTCCCATTCATCAGCACGGGGCTTTCGCCCCCTATCCTCCCATCCCGAAAGCACCCACTTGTGCATTTGTCGCTTCATCGTTCCTGAAGTGTTTCCACATTTTTTACACGGTACGATTCCCGAACCATCAAAAGTGGTATGGATACCGTGACCGCATTTACATTTGTAGCCTGTGTAAGTACCTGCCATCATTCATCACCTGCCCTTCGTCGTGCGAGCATCCATTCAATCTCGCCTCGGCATTCAGCACAGCACTTGTCCAAGTCGTCAGTGCTGTCAAGGTCTTGCCACAGTTCGCACAGTAAGCATTCGGTTCCATCAGTCATTTGTCCCATGTTCATTCCTCCTCGTCTGTTGGCCACATCTCAATCAGCGTTTTGCCGTTGAAGCCTCGCTTCATGTGGATGGCGGCGGCAGGGAACCCGAAGGGGAACCCGCACTTGCTTGCTCCAATAACTCGCATTGACACAATGCCTCCGTAGTCCATGACCATATTTATGCGCTTGAGGCTTGACACCAACTTCGCAAGTGGTATCAGCAAGGCCACATTGTCAGCCACCTCAAAGCACTTCTCCAAGAACTGAGGGAAAATGCTGTAGGGTGGGTTGGTGATAATCCAGTCCACCTTGTAGGGCCAGTCAAAGAAGTCACGGCCCTCAGTAATTTCGCACCAGTCTTTCGTACAGTATTCGGGGTATTGGTCGTAGAATGCACCATCACCACGGCATGGGTCAAGTACAACATCATGTTTGGTTTGCGAGATACCGCCCACTGTTGGCCCCCATAATCTCACCAAGTCATGTGTGTAGAAAGAAATCATCTGCTTGGCGATGTGCCGTGGGGTCATCACCATGTCATTGGGCTTGAGGTCGGGGTTGGCATCAGCGTTGCCACTGCCGAAGTTCTCGTGCAGGCTCATGCTTTCACCTCCACGACTTTCATGAAACCGATGTCACCATCAGTGATACATGTTTGACACAATATGGCAGTGAAGTTGGTGTGTGGTACTTCGCTGATTCTATCGCACTTTGTACATTGTACTTGTATCACGCCGTCACCCCCCACCATGTGGGTACATCCGTCTTCCTGTACCGGATGTTGTCTTTGCTTTGGTAGTAGCGACGGTAGGCCGTCACTGCGTTGTCGTGCTTGTACTCCACAGGCATCGCTTGAGCGAATGGGGTGTAGTCTCCTTCGGGGATGTACTGCTCCATGTACTCAATCATGTGCATGATGGGTTGCCGACAAGCATGTTCCTTGAGGTAGCGTTGCTCAAACTCCCGACACAATGCAAGAGCGTGGGTCGCCAGCCACATGAAGTTCATGCGTGACTCGCCAGCCCACAGTGTGCAAGGATGGTTCTTGTGTGTGATGCGCCACGGCGTTCCGCTCTTGGTGAGGATGCCAAACTGCCGACAGTCATCCTCAGTCATACCGTGACGACCGAGAGCCGCTCGCATCATTTGGCCGGACTCAATTATCATCTTGCTCACTCGCTGGTCGTCCATGTACTGCGCCGCTTTCACGGGGTCGTTGTCAAGTACGAAGATGTTCATTATACCGTCAACTCCAATGCCTTCACGAATGCCTTCTGCTTGGTGCGGGAGTAGGTACCGAAGAGTGCCGACTCCATGCGCTTGGAACTTACCTTGCCGTTGGCGAGGCGAGTGAAGTTGTGGTCAACCGCTTCGGTGAGTGCGTTGTATGCCGCCCATGCCGTGCCTTCCATACCGTTGAGGGTGTTCTTCTCGTTGCCGAGCAAGCCCTTCACGGTCTTGAGCATGTTAGATGAGCGGGTCGTAAGGTCACCTTCGTCGTTGAAGGTGAGGTTGAGTGCGTCAATGAAGTAGGACTCCATCTCGTCTTCGGTGAGTTTGACCTCAACCAACGACTGTGCCATCTCACCCCACGCCATGAAGTCTGTGTTCACCAAGCCCAAGACTTCTCGTGCTTGCTCCAAGCGGTCATGCAGTTTGCCGGTGTGTCGGATGTTGTAGCCACCCTTTCGTCCTTGTAGTGCCATGGTGAGCGTGTTGTTGCACACCACACGAATGGGTGTGAGGAAAATTTTGAGTGAGCCGCTACCATCGTGGCTGTTCACGATGAGGATGTACTGGTCAACCTTGTCCACGCCGTTGATGAGAATGCTGTCGGGCAACTTCGCAAGCACCCATACTTTCTCACCCTTACCCAATGCACCCACGACCTCAATCTTGGCCTCTTGGGTTTGCACCAACTCATCAAGGAAGTCCATCGCCTCAATGTTTTGGAAGGGCTTCCACACTCGGCCCACGGCTGTGCCACGGTTGAGTGCAATCCACGAGTGTGAACCGTCTTCGTTGATTTGCTTACGGAACACACCAAAGGTGTTCTCCACCACCTCAACCTCACCGAGTTCGGTGCGGTTGTACAGTGGTCGCTTCTCTACAGTCCAATCAAGGTTGCCGAGTTTCAACGCCTCGGTAGCCGTCATCAGTGCTTCTGCTTGTGTCCCAAGCCCGTGCCAAGGTGTATCCCCTGCCCAAGCCGTCATGTATTGTCCGTTTCTTGTCTGTGCTAAATTGTGCGCCATATTCATTCCCCCGTTATGTTTATTTCTTCTTCTTGTATGTCGTCAAGCACATGTTCTTTGATATACTCAAAGAGTGTCATGCACTTCAGTTCTTCCATTTCAACTTCAAATTCTTTCTCAATCGTTATCGTAATCTGTACTGCCATGTTCATTCCTCCAATAGTGGTATAGTTTCTTTCCTCAGCATTTCGCAGTAGTCTTTCATACACTCTACATTCTCGTATGCCATCAATTCAATTTCACGGAATTGCAGTTCTGTCAATGGGTCACTGGTCATGCTGAAGTGTTCGTCAATTTGATTCACCATGAGGCTGTAGCCTCGTGTGATACTTTTTCTCCTGTTGTTGGTCATGTTTCTCATCTCCTCTCTCTTTGCTGATTTATATACTCCTCAATTATTTCCTCGTACATTTCACGGCGTTGCGGGATAATGTTGTCCCACATTGATGCCATGCAGGGGCGAGCCTCCGCCATGGCAAAGTGCGCTTGGTCGTGTTCATAATCGTGGAGTCGTAGCACGGCGTAGCCTACGCCACCCGTGCGGTCACGGCCATGGACGCAGTGCAAGAGAACATCCTTGCCCTCAGCGATAGCGTCCATGACGATTTGAATAGCGTGTGTCCAAATGGCGGGGTCTTTGTTGTGCGCCCGGAAGTAGTAGTGGTGTCGCTCGTTCTTGTCCACCATGCTCCACTTGGGAGTGTAGCGGCACAGCGTGACTACCGTATGCTCCTTGCGAAGTGTGTCACGGAAGTCGTCAATACCACACATCGTCAGCGAGCCTTCGCCCAGTTTGATTGGTGTGTTCATTCTGCATCACCTCGGTAGTTCTCTCCGTATCGGTACATAACCCGCCATATATCCAGTGCCACATCGTGGTATCGCCCTTCATCAATCGTGTTCTTGAAGTTGTCATAGGTCATGCGCTCCAAACGATTGATGAGGAAATCAATGACGGCACCCCGTGGCACATCAGCACGGAACGGATAGTCAGCGTTAGCGTCAGTGTACATGACCTGCTCTCCGAATGTGCGACGAATGTGCTTAGGGTTGCGTGCCCGCACCAGTAGGTGGTCGGGCTTGTCACGGTGAGCAACGATGCTCAACCATCCTTCTGTCAGTGCAATCCACATCACTCATCACTCTCCGATTTGCTCTTGCCGCTGTAGCCAAAGTTGGGATTGAGGTGGACAACTACCCGTGCAGGTTTGTTGCTGTAACTCTCGTCAATCTCGTAGCCAATTTGCATTTGCACTTTCCACATTTGCGCCATGCAATCAAGCGTGTACAAGTCATTCGCAAGTGCTGTGCTGGTCGTCATTCGTAGTTTCACGAAATGTTCTTTGAACAGCAGTTCCTTGATGCTGTCAGCCAAGTCGTCCGTATCGTTACCCCAAAAGGTAAACTTCTCCATTGTCAGTGCCAGTTTCATTCAACTCCCTCCGTCGTATCAATCGTGACAACTCCTGTAGCGTATGCCCATGTCTTCACACGGAATCGTCGCATCGTTTTCAAACAAACAACTTCTCGCACATTGTACGATTCACGGATTTCTTCAATCATCTGTTGCACTTCTTCTTCAGTATAATCACTCATTCTTCTTCATCTCCTTCAATCGTCCAGTCCACAGCCTCAAAGGTGTCATTTGTGAACGGCTTACCAAACAGGGCAATAACCACAAACAACGCCTCTTCCAATTCTTCTTTGCTCTTCGCCTCAATCTCACCTTGGTAGGTGACCTCTACGCTATATGTCTTCATTCTTCTTCACCTCGTAGTGCGTTCTTCATTTTCGCTTTCTTGTACTTGGCTCGTTGTCTTGCCAATCCTGCTTTCCGTTGCCGTTGTGTCTTCATTCTTCTTCATCTCCTTTGTTTTCTCGGTATTCTTGCCATTCGTCAAACAGGATTTCCTGCTTAACAACAGCATGTTGTTCCATCGTCATACCGCAACGATGGCACTTGTATCGTATAATGTACCAAGTCGTGGGGTCGCTACCAACCTCTTCACGCATCTCAGTGTAAAACCAATCGTGTTCTTGGCACGGTTCTTCGTACCCACTTTCTTTCCACGCATTCAACCGTGCAATACGACGGTTGAGAGCGGCCATCTCTTGTTTCAATTCATCAGCAATTTGTTCTTCTCGTGTCATGTCAGTTCCTCCGATAGATGTAGTAAATCGTGTCATTGTAAGTGACATAATTCTCCTCATGGTCGTAGCCAGCGAGGAATTGCCCTCGCCCGTCGCAACTCATTGCGTCTTTAACGAAGTAATCAAAATCCTTTATCATCGCCTTGAGTGGTTCGTTTGCACCCTCACACATCTCCTGTATTTTCGTGATTGCATCAGCATCAACTCCTGTGTATGCTTGCAGGAACGATGGGGAGAACGCCCACACCATCTCTTCAATCTCTTCTTTACACCACTCGTCTGCTTGCTCGTCTGTGAGAACCAAGTAGTTCTCCATGTCAACTTCGTGTTGCGCTTCCTCAAAGTCCGAAGCCGTAAAGGTACCCTTGTCTTTGAGGTGGATGGCGAGAGCAATACCCTCAGCCGTCACGCCCATTTCTTCTGTCACATTTATCCAAAGCGATGCTTTCAATTGTTCGTCATTCAAATTATTCCATCCCATGTTTCATTCCTCCTGTTCAATATCTCGGTGTTCAAGTACGGTTGCGTAGCGCAGTACCTCAATCGCCTGTCCACATGTTTCCCAATCATCACCGTCTAAATCAATCACGCCTTCACAGTAATCAGTGAATCGGAAAATCAAATTATCATCAGCAAAGTCCTCAAGGTCGCCTTGCGAAAAGTCAGTGTCATCTATCACACACCACTCCCCACACTTACTGCACTGTACATTAGTCATTCTTCCTCGCCTCCGTACACATCTTCCCAGTCGGATTTGGGGCCGAGCCAACCCGTGATAACGGCCATCATTTTCTCAAAGAGTTCATACTCCAACATGGAGTGCAGGTCTTCTTCATCCCATCCATTCCCTTTCACGGGTAATTGGATGCGCTTTTGGCACCACCACCCACTGCCGCTGTTTCCTCTATGTATCTCAATTCTGTATTCTTCGTATTCGGTCATGTTCATTCCTCCTCTCCGGGGAAGGGCATACCAATGATACGCCCGTCCTCACCGTACAATTCGTCCCGCTTGGCACGGAACTTTTTGAGTTGATATTCAAACTCCGGTTCAGTGATGGTACCCAAATCCAATAGGGTACGAATGTAAGAGTGTACAGTGTACTGAGCATCGGCGTAGTCATGACCGAGGAAGAGGAGTTTTGAAGAGTATTGGTCGGGGTACCATCCATTCTCACTGCGCTGGTATCGCATCAAGCAGTGAAACTTTTGTGCATTGTGGTGCATACCCTCACGCTCCCACCGTACTTCGTAGCGATAGAGAACATCGTCTTCGCTGTGTTCGTTGTAGAACCACTCTAACGCCTTCACCTTTTCAGGTAGGTCAAGCCATGACAACTCAAAGCGAGTTGGCCCTGCCCACGAGGTGACAGGATGGAAGTCGCCGCAATTAGCGCACAGTTCCTTTGGAATCTCCTTGCCGTCGCCAGTCACCGCAACCCCGTCCCTCATCGTCATGTTCTCGTAGTCGCCATAGTCAGCACTGATGTCTTCTCCTACCGAGTAAGTGTGGTAGGTGTACTGGTAGCACTTGCCGCAGTAAATCGCTTGACTGTTCTTTGCCAGTGCGATGCTCTCGCCCTTGGCAACTCCCCCCTGTGAGGCAAGGGCTTTCACCTTGCGCTTCTCGTGGTCTTCATCGCTCTTGAGGTAGATGTAGCCATCTCCTCGTGTCCATTGCTTCCAATTTTCTTTCATGTTTAATCACCTTGCTTTCGCTAACCATTCATTCTTTGCCGATTTATATACTGCTGAAATAATTTCAAGCAACTCGTCGTGCAACATCCTGTACGCGTTGTTGCATGATACGGCGGGTGTCGGGTTGCCTCAGCACATCAAGTGCTTGGGTCATGGCATCCTCGCCTCCGTATGCGTCGTAAGAACGGCCAAGGTCAGCCTCGCTGATACCTGCCAGTTCGGGATTCTTATCTCGTAGCGTGTCAAGTTCGCCAACCGTGGAGCCGAATGCCCCACCCTTCGGTGCGCCTTGGGCACGGAACGCCCCTGCGCCTCCTACATCAACATAGGAGAGCGTTCCATCGGGACGGCGAATAACATTGTCTCGGTCTAAGCCGAGCATGTCCCAGTTCGCAATCGTGGCGTGGGGAACGAAGTCCCTACGCAACTGGCGAACATCTCTTGCTGATGGATTGAAGCCCAATCGTTGTCCCTCCTCCATTTGTGTCAGCATGAGTCCGTCTTGCATCTGTGCTTGTGGTACGGGTACACCCAGTTCGTTGAGGTACCTGTTCATGTCGTATTCATTTTGAATGTGTTGTGGGCTGTCGCCACGCTTACCAACGAATCGTCCCATCGGTAGGTCGTAGCCTCGTGCCCCTGTACTGCCACCCATGAAGCGTCCCTGCGGCCTGTTCTGCCGCAGGTAGTCAAACGCTTGTTCAAAAGGTGACATGGTTATCGCATGGGGTCATTTTGTTTAACGGTTATTCTTCTTCACCATCCATTTTTCCACAAACCTCATCTTCAATTAAACGCATTCGTTCAAGCACAAAGATAGGCCAACCTCCGCCATGAATAGTCTTGGCATGCTTATGCATCTGCTCCATCAACGCTTCCCAACATTGTTCGTATCGGGTCATTCCCGTTTCACGCAAGTGTGGGGTTTCAATTTCAATATGATTCTGTATGTAGTCTTCGGGCATCATTCTTCTTCACCATCCGTTTCATCAGCAATCAAAACAAAGCGCACTGCGGGAGGATAGGTATGTGTAGGTGTGGGTGTGTCCAGCGTTCTATAGAACGACCAACCACGGGTCATCTGCCGCCCCATCTCGCCAACCTCAACCTCGGTACATCGGTGGGACTCGGTGATTTGAAACCACTCGCCCACCACTTGTTCAAGCATCAGCCACTTGTTCTGTCCAATCTCAAGTCGTCCTTTCATTCACTCATCTCCCTGTCTCGCAATTCGTTGAGTGCATCGTGTATGTTCATGAGAGTGTCTTCCCACACACCGATGTAAGCATTTACTTGCTTCATAATTTCAGCGATATGTTCTTTGGTGTCCCAGTCCCGCATCGCAAGGTCTTCAAGCGTAATGTCGCCACCACCGTGCATGTGGGCATTAAAAGCCAATTTGGTGAGTGTGTTGATGTCAATGGGAGTCATCACACATCCCCCCAAGGACTATCATCATTCTCGTGCGGGAATGGTGCCTCAATGTGCGTGGACGACATCATCTGTTGAACCTGCTCCTTGGATGCACCCATGGACTTCGCCATGTCCTCAAGCGTTTGATTAGCGTTGGCCGTGTAGTCTTTCGTGAAGTCGCTTTGAGCGAACAACAACTCATCGTCCTCATCAATCAGCCCCGCTTTCTTCCCATCATGCCAAGCCATCAGTGTCGTAGGTGTGGCGTAGCCTTCCTTGTTCACATACATGATTTGTTCACTGATGAAAATAACCGAGCGTGCCGCATTGTCAATTTGAATCTTGAAGGGGAGGAGGTAAATCCATGTCATGGGAACACCATACATCTTAGCGATGTCCCGCACGGCAAGGTACACTACCATCTCCGAGTTGAACGGTGGCATCAAACGACCAGCCTCAGCCCAGTATGGACTGATGTGTAGGCTCTCAGTAGCCCGTTGAGCCACCTCGCTGTATGCGTCTTGGAACAAGTTCACTGCATCAAACAGTTCGTTGCTCACATCAATGGGACTGGCATCCACCAGTTTTGATTGAAGGGTATTCAATTGCTCAAGCCAAGTCATTCCTTCACCACCTGCCAAATCTTCACCAATGCTCGCTCCTCAAAGTTACGCTCGTCTTCGGACACACTGCGAAGTAAATCACGAATGTCGTAGTCCGAAAGGATGGCACGAATGAGAGTGAGTTTGTCAACCTTGGAAGCGTCACCCATTCACTCTTCCTCCTGTAATGGTGCAACAAAGCGTTGCTCGCCTTCATGATTGGTCAGCAAACCAACCGCCTCAACGAAGGCGATGAACTCCGAGAACCGTAGAGCAGGTAGGTCAAGGACAAAGCCATGGGGTGCGTTCCATTCAGTGGACGGGGCGGTGATGTGCAACTGCACGCCGTCAGCGTAGCCGTGAACGGTGGCGATGTCCCGAATGTAGATTTCTTGCGCTGATGCGAAAGAAGGGTAAGGTGCTTCCACCGTTGCTACTGAAGCAGTGACCACGGGTGGGACACTGAACTTGTCAGCGTATCCGTATGGACGGTTGCTCAACTCCGAAGCGTTCTCACCAAACACCTGTAGGTGAAGCAGGTTTGTCCCAGTAGTTCGCCTCACTTGAATAAGCGGCTTGTCGTTTTCAATCTTCATTACTTTTTTCCATTGTTCTTTTTCTTCTTGTGTCATTCCTTTTTCCATGTTCATTCCTCCTTTTCTGTGATACTTCCGTAGTGCTTACCAATTGTATTTTTCAGTAGAGCATTCAATTCTTTGCTGATGTCGGGGCTACTCAGTTGAATACGCTTGTACATCTCTTCGGGGTGCATGTAGTCTTCAATCACTGCATCACCACGAACAATCATTGGTGCTGATACTTCTACAACCTCGTGGGTTGGAGTGAGAAGTTCACCGTTGAAACGAATACCCATGCCCTTGCGTGGGTAAGAGTGGCTGTTAAGTTCATCAACAATTTCCTGCGCTTCACCTTCATCCATGAAGAAGTAAGGGAGGCGAGCGTTGAGCCATTGAATGTTCAATGTTGGAACCCAACGATTTGTATCATGGTCGTATCTCCCGTATCGGTCTTGTGAGATAGACGGGATGGTTTGCTCCACCGTGAAGTATGAGACAGGAGAGACAGGGTGCCACTCATGGTCGCAAATCTCCACACCGTACATGTTGGTGACCTTCCCTTTGGTGAACTCCCACCCATTGACCACATCACCCAACTTGCGTTGCTTCGCCATCGTGACGAGGTGCTTCTGTCGGTAATCATCAAGCCAGCCCCACTTGTTCCAACGGAAGGTGCGGCCCCGACCTTGCGTGACTTGGACAGCCTTACCACTCTTGGTCATACGGTTGAGAGATTTGTTGATGCACTTCAGTACCTCTTTGTCCTCAAGCATGTTCACTGCTGTACGCTCATTGCCCACCAATGGGATAGGGTAGAAACCGTCTTCACTCTCCCACAACTTCTTGTAATCTCTTCGGAAACTTGCGCCGTCGCCTCGTAGTGTCCAAGAACGCCCACTCCATCCAGTGTCGTATTGCCACAGTTCTGTTGCGCCAATCATATGACCACCAAAGTGAGAGTTATCGTGTGACCAGCGAGAAGATATACGATTCCAATGAAGGCGAATACCATCTTCGTGGAAGACCCATCCTTTTTGCTTCTCGTCATCGTTATCCATGTACCAACCATCAGCCACAAGGCCAGTCTCAATGAGTGCGGCCAGTCGGGTGTGTTGATTGAGCATTTGCTTGGCGTTGATTTCACCGTTCTCACCTGCGTTGAGCAGGGTGAAACGAACAGCCGTGTCCATGGCACACTCTACACTACAGTTCTTGATGTAACCAATTCCTAACTTGGTCACGGTTTCGTCAGTTGTGAATGAAAGGCTTTCGCCAACCACTCCAAGTTCAGCCCACACTTCGGGGTCACGGTAGCCGGTAAAGTGCATCACTGCTCACCTCCATCAAGTGCAACGCTCCACGCTAAGTCCTCAAGGGTAGGGTATCGCTGTCGCAACTCACCAAGGGGTGTGTCGTAGAGTAGGTCTTCAATCACGCTCATGATGTCATCACGCTCCACATGATTGTAGGATAGGATGTCGCCAAGGGGGATGTCGTTGATGGATGGTCGGTTGGGTCGTTGCACTGCGTCCACTACCTCGGTCGCAAGTTCGCCTTTGAAGTTCTCGGACTCAAAGGATGTCATCGCATCCTCCTCATGCTTCACACTGTAAACCACAGGTGAAATCATCGGGCCGTACAGCACACGGCTCTTACCCTTCATGTCTTCACCTCGTTTCTTGTCAAGCAAGCCCATACGCACAGCATCACTGAGGTTAGATTGGAATCGTTGCCAATCCTTCACACCTATACCTCGCTTGTCCACCAGTCGTTCCCATGCGTCCTTTGCACTGATGTAATCACCGTACAGGGAAACCACCCTTGCCGCAAACGCCGTCTTGCCTTCGTTCTTATCTCGCTTTGTCTTCGTCATGTTTCTCATCTCTTCTTTCTTTGCTGATTTATATACTCTTCAATTGATTCTCTCGTACATTGTGTGACTTCGTGTTGCATTCTTCTCATGTACCTTGTAGTGGTTGGATAGTCGTAGGATGTGGGAGAGCCTGTTCGCATGAGGTACATACTTCGTGCTTTGCTTCTTTGTAATGAGGATATTCATCAACTTCTCCAACGCCTGTCGTGCGCTGAAATACTCACCTATCACAGTCGCCTCATTCAAGAGGCGCAGGTTTCTCTCATCCATCTTCTTCATACTTCTACCATCCTTGCATTCTCTTCGTCGTAGTATGCGAGTTCAACCCGCACTGTCATTTCTGCGTCGTCGGGTACGGATGCCAGTCGCTCTTTCACCCATTCCAGTATGTCCTTCTTTGTGTCTGCCATGTTCATGCCTCCAAGTATTCCCAGTAAATGTACTCGTCTGTTTCAATTTTGATTTTGAGGTTGTGTGCGTTGGTGTCAATCATTCAATCACCTCAAGTAAATCTCTAATAAATCCCTGCAAGTATGACGGGTCTGCCGCCTCCATGTTGTTAGCAATATCAGCAATCGCTTCACGCAACTGCTTGACTTCTTCAAGGAGAAGTGGTGCGTCTGCTACGAGTTTCCTGTCTGCATCTTCCGCCCATCGGGGGAGAGTGTTTGCGAACATTTGCCAACGCCCAATGTTCTCAATGTGCCCTTCGTATTTGTCTGTGTCAATCATTCGCTCACCTCGTTGAACATGGGTAGCATCCTGTGGCATTCGCTAAGGATGTCGCTCAAGATAGGACTTACCTCTTCGTGGTTGTCGGGTATCATTGATTCAATGTCCTCAATGACACGACGCAACCGCTTGACTTCTGCGAGGAGAAGTGGTGCGTCATTCAGTAGTGCATAAGTAGCAAACAGTTCTTTTCCATCATCCACATCCAATATCTCATAAGTGTATTCGGTTGAGTGTCCTTCGTATTCGTCTGTGTCAATGCTTTCATTCTTCCATTCTTCCAGTTCTTCTTCCGTCATTCAAACATCTCCTTGAAGTCTTCCATACATGACTCGCATAACGGTGTGCAATCATTAGGCCAAACAGGTTCTGTTAATTGCACCGCAACATCGCTGATACTTTCTTTATCCCAAAAGCATTCACGACAGTAGCCACAGTTCTCTAACAAGTCCTCAGCATCTCGTAGTCTCCCACGCAACCGCTTGACTTCTGTGAGCAGGTTTGTTAGCGTATCTCCTAATGTTTCACCTTCAAACTCTATAAGTTCGGGGTGGTCTGTCTCTTCGTATTTGTCTGTGTCAATCATTCAATCATCTCCGTTATGTCGCTTCGCACTTGCTCAACTTGAGCGACAAGTGCTTCAAGTGTAATGGGGTCGCCATCCATCGCCCTATCTTTCTCATCCCATATGAGTGAGCGTTGAACATTGATGAGTGCTTCACGCAACCGCTGGACTTCTGCTAAGAGAAGTGGTGCGTCTGCCATGAGTCGTAGGTTAGCCTCTTCCTCTTTGGTTATCAGTTGGTCTTTGTTGTAATTCCAACAAGGATATTCTGCTATGATTTCATTACCACCTTTAGCAGTAGCATGAATAGTAGCACTGTCGTATTCCCACAGTCCTTCTGTGTGTCCTTCGTATTTGTCTGTGTCAATCATTCTTCATCACTCCCCAGTTCAATTTGTTTCTGCCAATCTATGCTTTTGTACTTGCTCAACTCTTTACGCAACCACTGGACTTCCAAAGCAAGTTCGGGTGCTGAAGAAAACAATTCGGGAAGCCAAAAGTCTTTGATGGTTCCAATCGCTACATCTTCGCCACGGTTGTCATCATAGACGGTTAGAGTGTGCCCCTTCGTGAAGTCTGTGCTGTAGTGGTAAACGGGTACTTTGTCCAGCCCTAACGCTTTGATGTCCTCCACCATTCGGTCAAGTTGCGTCTGCTTTACAGAATAAATCATTCAACCAACTCCAAGATGACTTCAACTACACCTGTAGCCTCGTTCTCAATCGTCATGACATGACGGGCCAAGCCTTGTGGTGTCATTCGGTACATTCTTTCACCGCCATGGTCAAGTCATTGGGATGGGCCAGCCGGTGACGGCGGTGCCTCTCCTTGAGACTCATTCGTTCTACCTCCCGCATGGGTCGGCCTTGGTATGTTCTGCTTACTGTTCGTGTTTTCCATTTCTTTGTCATGTTCATTCCTCCTTGCTGTTGTAGCGAATTGCATCTTCAAGTTCAAGTACGCTCAAGCCAAGTGATGATGCCAGTACAGTCATGGGTACACATGCGTACCACCCAATGCCGTCGCTGTAGCCATTCCACTTGACGAAGTTCTTGTCCTTGCTCATCCATTCAATTATTTTATTCTCCATGCTCATTGTAGTTCCACCTCTTCAAGTGTGATTGATTCCACAGTGTCGTATTCTCCCGAACATTCTTCTGTGAGTTGAAAGTGTACATATCCACCTGTTTTTCCTTCGGTTGCATCACCGAACTCAAGAGCGACGGCTGATTCCTTGAGCAACACAGCCCACCATTTCTTCTCATCGTATGGTCGGGTGACGATGGTATGGTGTGTGGTGTGTACATTGTACCAGTCATTCCACTCTTTCAATTTCCTTTCAGCCTCAAAGAACTCTTTGTCATTTCGGGCGAGTCCAGCGTTCTTGAAATAGTCATATGCGATTCGGTGATTCACCGCCTCGGTGAAGGCTTTGATGGCTCTCGCTTTGGAACCGTACACCTTGGTGTCCATAGTGAAACCGTTTCGTTCATGCTCTTGTATGATGTATGTTTTCTTTACCATGTTATCATCCTCTCTTTCTTTGCTGATTTAAATACTGTTCAATTGAAATCAATCGTTCTCTTCGGGATTGCACGCAACACAACCATACTTGCTATGTAAGAAGCGAAACTTCGTATCGCACTTATCGCAGGTGCATTGGGGGTTGTCAAAGTATTCAGCCTCAAGACGCACTCGTAATTCTTCTCTCATGCTTTCACCTTCATCTTTCCAAAGTTCGCTGGCAGGTCGCCACTGTCAATCATGGACTGAATCAGTGCGTTGGCGATGCCTTCACGCTCGTTGAGGTCGCCGCCATCCAGCACGGCCTTCACGACCTTGCGCTTCTCTTCAATCACTTGGTTGAACTTCTCGTCAATGGTGCGAGCCACCGAGAGGTAAACGGCGTGGACTGAATCGCTCTCTTGACCGATGCGGTACACCCTGTCCTCAGCCTGTTCTTCCCATCCGGGCACCCACTCACGCTCCACGAACACCGCAGTGTTAGCGGCAGTGAGAGTGATACCTTCCTTGGCGGCAACGGTAGAACAGAACAGGACATCAATGTGCCCTGCTTGGAATGCTTCAACATTGGATTGCCTCTTCTGTGCGGGCATGTCTCCGGTGATACCACCGATGCGCCAGTTGCGGTCTTTGTCGGCTCGCAGTGCATCAACACAGCCTTTCAATACATCGGTATGGTGAGCAAAGACAACCAACGGTTTGCCGTCCGTGATGTCGTAGTGCTCTTTGATGTAAGCCACGGTTGATGGAATCTTGATGAGTCCACACTCGTGTCGTAAGGCAGTGAGCATATTGAGAACAAAGCCAGCAGGTAGAGGAGGTCGGTTTTGATACATCTCGTACTCATCCATCCATGAACGATGGAGGTCGCTGTATCGTTTGAGGTCAGCCCTGCTTGGTTGAATGTCCATGATGGTACGCACCTTGTCGGGCAGTTCAGTCAAGACCTCTTGCTTGAGGCGACGAATACAGAAGTCCCGTGTGCGAGCGTGCAACTCATCGGTGTTGCTGGCTCCGGTGAAGTCCCACCCCCACCCGTTGTTCTGTCCGTCGCAGTAGCGTTGGCCGTAGGGGAAAAAGGATGGGAACTCGTTGGGACGAAGGAGGTTGAGTGTGGTGAAGAACTCGCTTGGTCGGTTGGTCACGGCTGTGCCCGAAAGACACAGGACAGACTCGGACTCGCTGGCTACCTCAAGGGTGGAAGCAGTACGCTTCGCCTTGATGTTCTTCAAGTAGTGGCTCTCGTCGCACACCACGATGTTGAAGCCGTAGTCAAGCAGTGAATCCTTGCGCCCACTGATGATGTCGTAGTTGCACACGATGATGTCAGCATCGGGAATCACACCCTTGCGACCTTCCAATACCTCAACGGTCATGTTAGGCAACCACGCCCTGCATTCTTTGGCCCAGTTGTATTTGACTGAGGCAGGACATACGACGAGTGCGGGTAGTTGCTCTTCATTGAGTGCGATGTGTGCAAGGGCTTGGATGGTCTTACCCACGCCCATGTCATCACCGATGAGGCAACGCCCACCAGCGAGTTGAGCGAAGTGAACACCCACATATTGGAACGGATAAAGTTCACGGCCCACGGGAAAGTGCTTGCTCAAATCTTCCTGCAACTGGGCGACTATCATCTCTTGGTCAAGGGATGCCGCACCGCTGATAGCGATACGCTCCGCACGCTCAGTCATGTAAGTCTCAATCTCAGGTATGGCTTGCAGTGCGTCGGCTAAGCGTAAGCACCAATCATTCTCATCATGCTTACGCAAGCGGTCAATCAGTGGTGCCGCTTCTCCTACACTCACACTCCAAGTCTTGTTGCTTGGGTTGAACTTGCGACCTTGTGTAGCCTTGACCACATTCAACAACTGACCACGGATGAACTCATCACCAATGTATGGCCACTCCATCTCAATGCTTGACTTACCAACAAGGCGAGCAGACAACTCCGTAGTCTTGCGTTCTATAGACTTCTCCTTCGGTGCCGATACCTCAAGTCGCTCAAGGGATAACTCGTTGAAGAACATGCCCTGCTCAACCATGATGTCCTTCGCCTTGGCGAGAACATCAGCGTCGTCTTGCAGTGTCCACTTCTTCTTCTTGCCGTCCCACTTGACAGCAGGGAAGCCGAGTGCATTCTTGAGTGCGTTGTTGAGGTCAGGGTTGTATGTGTAGTCAAGTGCGATTCGTTTGCTGGTGAATTGTTTGCCCCATCGGTTTGTCCATGTGTCATCCACATTGGAGAAGGACACGACCTTGCTGGCCGGTGGTTTCCATTCAGCCACTCGTTGTTCAATGAGGGACATGGCTTCATCACGCTCACAGTCATACGCACCCATGTACGCATCAATCGTTTCATCGTCAATCGGTTCATCACGGTGGTTCAGTCGCATGGTGACCATCAGCCTTGCTTGCGCTTGTGCCCGATTGCGTTCACTGATGATGGCTTGCTGTGCTTCGTACTCAACCTTAGCCTCGGTGCCTCGCACCTTCATCTTGTCAAGGTAGGACTCCACTTGGTTTGCTTTGCTGATGAGTCCAGCATCACGCATGATGGATGGCAGTTGTGTGTTGCGGTACTTGTGGAATCGCTCGGCGGCTTCCAGCAGTTGGTGGTCTTGCATATCATCTTGGCTTGCGACCCTGTGGAAGAAAGGCCAGTCGGCTTTGTTCGGCCCGACATCATCCTTGATGTCCGGCTTGCCGTAGCCCGTGAAGACTCGTATCATTCTGTGGATTGTTGTGGTGTTCATGTGTCTCACTCCAATGGATGGTCAATGTCCTTATCTCCAAGCACCCAACGAAGAGCCTTGACCACGCCCTCCAATGCTTTGTAGTTCCTCATGTGGTACATGCGTTTCTTCTTCGGCCCGTCCAGCATGGCTGTGTAGTGTTGATTCTGTTTGCGCTCCGCCCTGTCCAGCATGGCTTCAATCTCTTCCCATGTCTTGTCGTAAGCAAAGTGCTCGCTGTCTTGGTGGTCGTTCATTGTCATTGTTTCACCTCACATGACATGCAGATGAATCCTTCATCCGTTGTCTCGGAGAACATGTCAGTGTATCGCATACGCTTGCACACTGAACATTGAACCTCGTTGTCAGTGTGCTTCACCTTCATCTCATCCGCAAGACAAGTGATGCAAGTGTCGTCGGATGGTGAGAGGTAGTCATGCGGCAACTTCGTTTTACCACAAGTGTAGCACAGCATTCGTTCAGCAGTTGGGTCGGGTGCTTCCCACCCACATGATGTACACTGCCCTGTGTCCACATTGTAATCAGTCTCACCACAACACTCACACTCTTCAAAGGCGAGAGCCTTTGATTGAGGCTTCGGTGGTAGGGGAGGCAACTTGTATTCTTCATTGAGGTCATACTTGCCAGAAATCGTCGTAGCCTTCTGCGAGGTCGTCCCAGTAGGAGTCGTAGTCTTTGTCGTAGGTGTCTTCTTCCCCGCTTTTCCCGAAGCACCACCACCATAGGAGTAGCCGCCACCCCAACCACCGTAGGTGGATTCAATCTTGGACTCACCAGCAGGGATGTCAAGGACATTCGCAATGTAGCGTTGCTGTCCGTCAGTCTCAACCGCATGGTGGCAGTGCAAGTCTCGGATGAGTTCAATCAGTTGAGCCGCATCGGTGATGGTGGACTTGACATCATCATCGTTGAGTAGGTAGTAGAGGATGCACAGTTGCACACCCGTGCGACCATGGCCACCAGCACACTGCGTAGAGATGGACTTGATACCATGCTCAAGGATGTCATCGCACAGCGCATACCAAAACAACTTGTTCACTTGTGGTACGCCGAAGTCGGGGAAGTCCAACTCAATGATATACTTGGGCGGGTCAATGCGTCCGGTGTGGTCGTCGCATGACCAGCCAGCAGGTACGATGGTGCCGCCTGTCAAAGCAGACTTGTTGAATGGCTTCATGGTTTCGTCCGGCCCCATGGCTAAGTCCACCACGATGGGTGCCTTCCACCAACCACCGTCACGGTTGCGGCCTCCACCATACACATCAACACCACCCGTGGTGGTGAAGATTTTCTTCTGCCCTGTGTGACAGTTGTGCTTGGAAAGATTGTTGCCCTTCCATGTGGTGGTCGTCGTCGTCTTGTAATTGTGTGGTGTCTTGCTCATGTTCTTCATCTCCTTCTTGTTCTGTTTGTCCTTGCGTCGTTGTGCTCGTCGTGCTCGTCCTTTCTTACCCATATCATTCATCTCCTTCAAGTGCTTTCTTGTAATTTGAGAACTCAATCAATTGCTCGCTATTCATTTTAGATACGATGAGTGCAATGTACTTCTCCACATCCTTGACCCCACCATGTGTAAGCCCGTGAATCAGTACGGCCAATGCTTGAGGAACCTTGGTTGGGTGAGCGAATGTTTCATCATCTTCCTTGCTCAACATCTTGAATGCGTTATTGTTCTCGGCTTGCTTGTCCACGGGGAACGAAGCCTCATACGAATCAGTGATGGGTAAGTAGCCCTTGGTAAGAGTGCTGGCGATGTGCGCTGTGTGTTGAGCGCAGACTTCGCAACCAACATGACCACAGGGGATGAAGGTGTTCGCAGTGTAGTCGGAGTAGATGCCGTTTGGATGTCGGTAGTTGTTGCCGATGTATGCAACAGCACGACCCAGTTCATCGTTGCGCTTACCCAATGGGTTCTTCTGCATGTCGGTCTTGGTGATACTCGCCACGGTGTTGAGAATGTCTGTGAAGTCGCCAGCCAATCGGGGCTTGCTGTTCATCAAGTCCTCGGCGGCGTAGTAGATGGAGAAGAAGTATCGTGGTTGAAGGCGAACCAAGGCGGGATTGGTACCCCAATCAAGTGCGGTCTTGGAAATGAACTTGTTGAAGAAGAAACCATTGTTGTGAACATTGTGCTCAGTGAGGTTGGCCTTACCTATCATAGACTTGAAGTGAGCCTCGGTTGGGTCAGCAAGGAAGGAGAGCATGGACTCGGTAAGTTGCCGAGCATTCCTGCACGACTCGCCATACTTGTGGCCACCGTATCCCGATTGCCATTCCAACTTGTAGCAGGACTCAGCGAACTTGAGCAGACCAATGACCGACTCAATGGTGGCGGGGTGTTGCTCAACCATGGTGTAGAAGTGGCGGCGGTTCTGTGAGATACCATTTGGCCAAACCTCCTTCCAGTTGTCCACACCATAGATGGATGCGACGGCTACGAAGGGTAGCATGGTTGCATTCTGCACACTACCAGTGATGTGCCGCAACTCACCAAGACCAACGGACAAGGTGCCATTGATGAGCCATGCAACATAACCACCAGCGAGGTGTGCTGTCTCAGCAGGGTTGCCGATAGGCCCACCGATGAACTGGTGGAAGTGATTGGATAACCAACCATGCTGGCGAGCGAAGTTGGTGAAGCCAGCATTGAAGCCAGCGATGAACTCATCAGTGAAGTCCATTGGGTCGTAGGGTTGAGGCTCGTAGGTGCCGTCGTTGTCAAGCACCACCCAACCGAGGGCGGCTTGAGTCCACTGCTCACCAACCTTCGGGTCGGTGGATGCAATGTAAGGAACACCATACTTGAAGCACTGCCCTGCATGGTGGGACAGGTGAGAGCCGTTGGGATGGAGGACAACGGAGCCTTCGGGCATACCCTCACGAAGTGCTTGCTCCATGAGGTCAAGTTGCTCGTCGGTGTTGTCGCTCACGAGGTGAATGTGATTGATGTTGATGCGCTCGGCACCGTGGAAGGTGCCGCTGATGGTGACACCCTTCGGAGGTGGGGAGATGGGACGCACACCCTCGGAGCCACGCAGTTGAACCATGGCTACCTTTTGATTCATGTATGATTGGTGGGTATCACGAAGGAACTCCCGCTTGGGTCGGGAGCCATGCTTCAACTCGGACACGAACTCAATCTCAACCTTGTCGGGAGCCATGTCCAACTTACCCAAGTCATAGCGAGTGCGTGTGTCATCACCGATTGGGATAGCGACTTGAAGGCCGTCCTTACCAGCGGTGATGCCGTCGTTGTCTCGGCCCATGAGAATGTAGTTGTCGGGTGCGGCCACCGCTGATGCGGTGGCGTTGATGAATGGCTGAACCATGACGGTGCCGTGTGGGTCAATGAAGCCATGCTCATACATGGGTTCGTCGGATGTGTCGGGCGACATCATGGTGGTGATGATGCGGTGAGCGACGACCTCAACATCAAGGATGCTGTCGGCACGGCTGGACTCAAGCACACCGGGTCGTGGCACAAGTGGACAGGCACGGACGAAGAGAGGGTAAGAGGCGTTGGTGAACTTTTCCTTGACCATGCTGATGAGATGAACCACTGTCTGTTCAACGAAAGCGTTGGTGTCGTCGGGCAAGTCCTCACTTGTGGGTACAAGGTGAACAGCACAAGTGGAGAGAACATCCCACTCGGTACTGCAATCGTAGTTGTCTTTGAGTGCTTTGTATGCTTGCAGGGCTTCGTATTTTTGGCTCATGGTATTCACTTCCTTGGTTTGTGTTGCTTCTGTCATGGTATTCACTTCCTCATTTCTTTGCCGATTTATATACTGTTCAGCCTCAGTCCTTGATTCGTTCTCCTTCGTGGGTGAACTTGATTGTGAATGTGTTCTTCAATTTCCTAATCATGGTGTTCGCATGGTTCCGTAGGTACCACACGCCTTTCTTCTGTTGGATGTAGTAGTCGGATGGGAGGTAGTCGTTGAGTCTTTTCTTTGTGGTCCGCGTCATATACCCACCATTGGTGAAGTACATTTTGGTTGGTGTCCACTCAGCAATGATACTATCGTGGTATGTGAGAAGCACACTTGGAAGTCTGCCGCTATTCTTCCCATGTATGTGAAACTTGATGCGTGTTGCCTTGGCAACAGGCCGCCCTTTGCTTGGGTCTTTTGCTTTGGCAAGGAACGCCATCCAGTCTTGGTAAGTGTTCACTCACTCACCTCCGTGATGGACACGAGGTATCCTTCTGTGCCTACTTCCTCACGAACTTCTATCCAGTAGTTCTTGGGACGCATGGCTAACTCCATCGCTTCCTCAACGGGGAAGGATGGATAGACATTCATGATGATGTAGAAACGCACAGCCTCATCCACGAAGGAGTCTACCATGCTGTTTCTGTCCTTACCCAATGCACTGATGAGTGTGTCAGGGTAGTGCGTGAACCTGCTTTCTTTTCCGATGATTTGTTTCTCGCTCATTCGCTCGCCTCCATGTACATGTTGATGACGCTCATGGTATCTTTCCATGTGCCAGTGTAGTAGGTGAAGCCGCCGTCTTTGTAGAACTTCTTCACCCATGTGAGTGCAGGTAGGTAGGCCATGCCTTTCTTGCCAATGGCGTAGGCAATGACATACGCTGGTTGAGTAAAGGGCACCTTGTGTGTCAGTTGGTATCGGCCCATCAATTTCTGTGCTTGTTGTGTGTTCATGTTCATTCCTCCTGTGTGCGTCGTGCGGCTTCGCTCTTTGAGATGGTGAGCATCCACTGTGCGACCAGCCGTTGTTTCTCCTTCTTGTCGGGCATCAACTCATCAAGCAAATGGTACACGGCGAGTGTGTGCAAGTCGGCGTAAGCATTGTCCAACAAGGGGTCGCTGTCCTTGAGGTCGGGGTGTGTAGCAAACACTTCGCTGATGATGGCGGCTGTCTCCATGCTCATACCATCGCCTCCCATCGGTGTTGGAAACATTGTTTGCAGTAGTGAATTGGTTTGGTCTTCTCCCACTTCGGTTGGGGCCACACCTTCATGTGGTCAAAGCAGATGTCGCTCTCGCAATCAGCGCAGATGTATTCAGCATCCACTTCGTACTCACCTTCGTAGGCACAGTCTTCACAATCGGTGTGGTCGTTCATGCAATCACCTCCACGGTGTCAGCGTAGCCGCCGTTGTTGTCTCGGATGTCAACCTCGCACCATGTGATGAACTCATCGTAGGAATTGAACAACTCCCAATCGCTTGTTTGGATGTAGTAGATGAATCGCTTGCCGTCGTGCTTGATGCGAACAGCCTTGGTGCTGTAGTCCACCGAGGTTTGGAACAGGTTCTCGTATGCTTGTGGCCCAATCATGCAATCACCTCCAAGGTGTTGTCTGCTTGCTGTCGCCAGCGAGTGAAGTGCATCCCATTGCGAGTGGCCCAGTTGATGAGGCGAGTCTGCGACACCCACTTGTTGAAGTCGGCGTGGACTTTGGTGCTGATGCGAGAGATGTCTTGCAGGGTAGGTGTCCCACTCACAGCGTAGTCGGAGACATACGCTCGGTAGTTGTTGCTCTTGTCCAGTACGAAGTGGACACTGGCTTCCCACCCATACCGCTTGTACTGTGCGGTGAAGGCACCCTGTTCGGGGTATGGTGGTACGGCTTGGATGGGATTCGTTGTGTTTGACATCGGCTCTCTATTCTTTGCCGATTTAAATACTGTTGGCTTTCAGTCCATCGTTTTGGTTCACGCTTACAGGCTGTGTCATGTACCCCACTTACCTCACTTTACTCATTTCTTTACTCACCTGTTTTGACCCCCCTACGAATACTCACTTTACTCATAGGTCTTACTCTCAATAGTATATATGTAACAAGCATAGTGAATAAGTGAAGTAAGCGTGGCGGCTTCTCTTCCTATTGAGTGTAGGGGGTATGAGTGAAGTGGTGCTTACCTCAAATGAGTGAAGTGGTTTTTGAGGTAAGTGAATAAACAGGCTTGCAGTGTAGCGTTTAGGATGAGTCAAGGGGTGAGGTAAGCGACACCGAACATGTTAGGGCGAACATGTACGGGCGAACATGTTCGTATTGTTGAGGCTGTCATGCCCCCACCCGAAGAGATGTCTCTTTCTATAGAAGTGGGCGAGGAATGGTCATAAGCGTATGATTTGCGAGCGTGCGTGCCTCGGAACCCAGACTTTTTCTTTGGCCGTTGCGCTACACGAACACGATGCGTGAAGAGTCCAACCCATATGGGTGCGTTGCTTTCACACGCAAGGCTGAACCTTATGTTCAGGCGTAGGCGTGGCAACAGCACCCCCAAAGCCTTGCGCTATGGGGTTGCGTGACATGAAAAAAGCCCACCCGCCCCCAGTGGGGCAGGTGGGCGAGGCCCACCCACGCCCCGTGGGGCATGGGTGAGCGGTGTACTACTCAGAGAGCAGGAGGAAGCGGGCCGGTGAACGGCTCACTGCGGGGTCATGACACCCTCAAGGCGTGTGATGTCGTCGCTGAACCACTGTCGGGAGCGGGCCGTGGAACCGGAGCCAGTGTGAACACGCTTTGGGGCACCGGCCTTCTTTGCGAGGGCACGGACAGCGGAGGGGCTGAGGTCGTCAAGGGTGGCGGCGGCGAACCGAGAGACACGGCCTTGGTCAGCCTTGCCCACCGAGTCGGCCTGTTGGTACACCTCAGCGGAGGCGAGGCGGTTGGCCTTGTCGGTGTCGTACCAAGTCTCAAGCACGGTCTTGCCGTCAGCGGCGTACACCGTGTACTTGAGGCGGCAGAAGGCTTTGCGAGCCTTCTTCTCGGAGGTGTAGGCACGGGGTTGGCCCTTGTTGTCAAGGACACCGACAGCGAACCAGCCATCACCGCTCTTGAGGGTGGAGGCGAGTTTGTTGGCCTTGTTGAGCCGCTTGACATCACGGCGGAAGGCGGCGACACAGTGGCCAGCGGCGTTCAACTCAACATCAGCGTTGTTGCCCTTGGACGGGGTGTAGGTGAGGGTGAGGGCCTTGGCCAAGTCGCTGTTGCGAGCCTTGGGGCCGAGCCAGTACGAGGGCACACGACCACGGACATCGGCAGGAGATGGACGCTCGGACATGATGGCCACGACCTCACGAGCGATGGCCACGACTTGGGCCTTCGTGAAGGTGGAGTGGGCACGGTTGCCCTGCTTGTCGGCAGGGGCCAACTCAAGGGGCGACACCGTGGAGGTAGTGGACAGGGGCAGGGAGCACACCTTGGCACGAGAGCCAAGGAAGGCCACGATGCGCCCCACCACTGGGGCCACCTGCACAGCGAAGGCAGGGAGGGGTAGGCTGACGGCGGGCAACGGTTCGGTGTAGGTGTTTTGTACCATGTGAATCAACCCTTCATTCTTTGCCGATTTATAACCTACTGACCTTCAGTACCCCGATTTTGCTTCCCCCGTGCGTACATAGCACATAGCGCAAAGCACCGTGAGGGAGGTGCATAACGCACCCATATGGGTTGGGGTCAAGGTGTCGCTATTCATGGGGGCTTGCGTCCTGTGGGCGTGTTAGGTTATGGGGCATGGGGCGAAGGGTCTGGAATCTATAGACACGCTCACACATAGGCGGGCGAGAGGGGTGGGGATTCTATAGACCCCGCCCCTGCGCCCCTGTCTATAGACACGCCCCCGCCCACGACGGGAGGGACTGGGGGCCATAGCCTGACGCAGTACAGCGGTCTATAGAACGGGGCACTGCGGCCCACCCACCCCATAGCACAGCCCCATAGCACCCCCTTAGAAGGAGCCATAGCACAGTGCTATCCCATAGCACTTCTTTTGGGCACGCATAGCGTTCCCAAAAAAAAATTACAGAATGGATTTTTTATATCAAAACCCCCTGTGCGTGCTATGGCAGGACGCTCGTTTGAGGAGTCTCTTGAAATTTTGAAAAACCTTGTAAGTGAAATTGCAGACCCTACAATGAGGGGAACTGGGGGAAAATTGAGGGTTAAACCCAGTGCCGCAGAAAAATTCCACAATATGCACCGAGGAAACCGAGACAAGAGAGCAGATGAAATCGCAGAAGAAAACATGACTCCGAACATGGTAATTAATGAAAAAATGTCAAGAAATTCTGCACCTCAACACATGTATCAAGATACCCGATACCGAGACAAAACGGTTCCACCGGAAATACAAATTGGGCATATGGTGAGTGATGCACAAAGAAGAGGTCTTCCACAAGCACATGAAATGCCTGCACCTCTCTCATTCGCAGAAGCACAACGAATGCGAGGTAGCACGCTTCAAGGCCCACTCCCCTATGAACAATTACGGCAATTCCCCGATGACCCTACCAACCCCTTCAAACTAAAATCCAGCCCGTTTGAGTTTGCTTGGACAATTCTCAAGGGCGAGGCTGATTGGTACCTTAACAGCATTGATGCCGTACAAGACATGTTTGGCGTTGATAGAGAAAAGGCGGCAGAAATGGTGGAGCAAATACATCGCCATCAATTATCACAAGCGGGTATTCCTCAAGACAAAATTGACAATGAGTTTAATCCCGAAGGTAGGGCATATAGCGACCACATCAATCAAAACTTTACCCTTCCAATCCAAAATGCCCTTATTTCAGCCTCATCGGGAATGGAAAGTGCGGGACGCAGGCAACGAAGAGCAGATGAAAAAAGTCGCTCAATCGGTGAGCGAACCAGCAACGAGGCATTTGCACGGCGTGGTTTAAGAGGCAATCCTCGTGTTCCACAAACCAGTGAAGAGGCCAGTTATGCCAACATTTCAATTCCTCGTGAATCGCCTATCCACGGCTTAGAGCCATTCGGAGAAGATGGGCCGATGGGTGCAAGCCTACCTATGCCGATGGCTGATGATGTACTTGAGCCAATTCGTCAACGCCAGCGTGAACAAGAACCATTCAACCCATTCACTGCAAAACCACCCTCAACCCCTCCTCCAATGCGACAAGAGGATGACCCACCGATGGGCGGCACAGAAGCCATGTCCCGTGGCCCAATGCGCTCTCGCAAGCGAGGCGACCCGGCCCGAAAGCCACGATTTAAGCGACCCGGATTCCGTGGCCCCAACATGCCAATGACCGACTATAGTGCCGCACAAAGAGGATGATTACATGCCTTTCTTTGACGATGCTTGGGCTTTGCTAAAGCAGATTCAATTGTCTCCCATGGAAAGAGAATTTGCGAGAAATGCAAATCCAGTAAGAGAAGAATCGGGTTTAGGTACACGAGGCGATGCCATGTTGCAATCAAACT